CGGTAGATGACAATGGTTTCGTCCTTTATTATTTCTAAGTCTTCTTTTTCAAAATACCAACAATGTTTTCCTTGGTAAGTTTTACCGCTTTTTGTATTCCCATTTCCGTCATGCCCTTTGTTCCACCCATCAAACTTTACAAGAAAAAGATTTTCGCTTTTTGAAAAATCGACTACAACACCTTTTTTCTGATTTATTTTTTCAACTACTCTGTCTCCAACCTTAAATTTATGTTTCATACTTATTCCTCACTTTCCGGCTCGTTCATAAACTTGCCAAATTCATCATTTTTCACTTTTACATCAGCCTTGCAAATTTCCTTAATGCTCTTAGGCATCACGTTCCATGTGACATCAGTACCGGAAATCTTTCCCTTAAATTTCAAGGCTCCACGGTCTGTCATACCCATGTAAACTCCCGTGTAGCACTTGCCCTCTGCATTAAAAACCACAGTGTCACCGACATTGATTGTTTCTCCGCTTGTTGTCAAAACGGAAATGACTGTCTCTTTCTTAATCTGCATTCTCTTCATTCCTTTCAAACTCTTTCAATTGCTCCGCCAACTTCTTACATTCATCAGCAACATATTCTTCTGAACGAACGACATCGACACCAACAGGAAATTTACTTTCTATCATTTTTTGCATCTGATAAATTTCTTTACAGCTTGGAAATTTCTGTATTGCATAATCCAAATCCGCCTTATCTCCAGCGTGACCGCAATCGAACCCAAACCACCATAAATCACTTTTAATAGGATAATTTGAATTTGTTCCACCACCTGAATATGAAATACCTCCGTGACACTGGAAATATGCTTCAATTCGAATTCTTTCATCTTCATCAATACAAGCACCAAGCAAAGGGAAAATGCCACTTACTTCTCTGCCCCAAATATCTGATTTTTTAATTTCAAGATGGTAATCATAATTTTTTCCGTATAACGTATGATTCTTTGGAATGCCAACATATCCGCACCTGTGAGCCATATTTCCAAATATCACAACGCATTTATACCCTACGTGTTCAAACTCACTCTCGACAATGTAGCGTTTCTCTGCTTCATTACTCATTCTTCACTTCCTCCACTTTCAAACTCGCATCATCACTTCTGCGGAACATAATTAACTGGCTGTCAACATCAGGAATCTTCCAAGGGTCAAGGCTCTCGGTATCGTCTGTCATAATCGGCAACTCCACACCGCACTTCTTCTGAAACGCTCTGCAAATATCGATTTCTGTCAGAATCTTCGCACCGTGGTTCATGTTCCGGCTGTAAGGCTCTCCCTTGTAGATAAAGTCGCAACATTCCTCGGTATCACCGTTCACAAGCGGTCTGAACATCCGCACAGTACAGAAAGAAAGATACTTGTTCACATCAGCTTCCAACAGTTCGTTCTTCTTCCGGCTGAATTTCTTTAACAGGTCAAGTTGTGCCTGCACATCCGTAATCTTCTGTGCAATATCTCTTCTCTCCTGTTCCAGTTCTGCGATCCGCTTATCAATGCTCTCGTTAATGCTCACGCTAGCCAGTTTCTTGTTTACCTGTTCAATATCTGCCCTAATTTCTTCCTCTGCGCATTTCAGTTCAATTCTCATGCTCTGCATATCCGCATAGCGGTTCATGGCAGCTTCTTTCTCAGCAATCTGTGACTGGATAGCTTTGTATTCTTCTGTGTTGGAAATATCCACGCTTGCCGGAATGGAATTTAAGGAATTATCAGCAATAGCAATCTCTTTTTCCAACCGCTCCACTTCATCCTCGGTCTTTTTCAGTTCCTTGCGCTTATGCTCCAGTTCTGCCTGATCCTCTTTGATATGGTCAGCACAGGAAGAACCCTCTTTGGTAATCAGTTCCAATTCATGTGCCTTATGCGTATCAAACTCCGTTCTTAACTGCTCTTTCTTCTCTTCCGGATATTCCTGTCCGCAGTAGGAGCAAACCAGAGAGTTTTCATCAAATTTAAGGCTTTTATTCAAATCCCAACTCTTCTTCAAATCCTGTCTCTTCTGCTCATACTGTGCGATACGCTTTTCCAGTTCCGTGATCTCTTCACGAATGGTATCTGCCTTAAGTAACTCTTTCTGGTGTTCATTCTGAATCTGATTCAGTGTTGTGCGTTTCTCTCGCCTATCAGCATCCAGTTTTTCATTTGCTTTCTGCTGTAATGTGCTCAACTGACCTTTTAACTCAATGATTCCATCTGAAAGCTTGTCGTACTCTTTCATACTCTTCTGATTGTCGTTCTGCTGCTCAATGTTGTCATTAAGCTTTTCCAACAGTGCATTCTTCTGTAATTCCAGTTCCGCAAGGTCAATATCTTCTCTACGCTTGCTAACCTCGTCAATTCTTGTTGGTATATCATCCAGCTGATCCTGTAACCCCTTAGAGCCATTTCTGCCCCTTGTGCCGTAAAGCTGTGTGTTGCAACGTTTTTTCAATTCATCAACCGTGCCGTCATGCAGTACAGATTTCAGAGGTGAAAACTCCGGATACATGTCGCAAATATCATCATTACTGTGCTGACCAAACATATCAGCAAGAATTGCTCTCTGATCCGTGCCACCTTTCAGCAGAAGTGTCATGGCATTGATGCAAAGTGAAAACTTATCTTTTCCGCATACACTCTCTTCCAAAAATGCTTCAAAATCTGCTGCCTTTTTTGGAATATCATTCACATAGTAATCCGTGACGTTGCCGGTAAACTCGCCTTTCTTATTGAAGTTCTGACGGCATACTTTTTTCAGAACCTTGTCTGTACCGTCAATCTCCACGTTAACTTCTGCGGTAATATCTCCGTCAATGTCATTGCCGTCCTTATCGTGCGGTCTGATTCCGGTAATTTCTCTGCCGTTCTCGTCACGGCATCCAAAAATATACTGAATTGCTCTTTTAATCGTGGACTTTCCAGTTTCATTCACTCCTGAAATCTCTGTCCGGTCGTATAAATCAGTGTCCACTACGTTAGAACCATAGAATTTGCAGAAATTCTGCAAAAAGATGTGCTTAATCCTCATTTTTCCTATCCTCCCAAAGATATAAATACAGTGAATTAACAAACATATAGATTGAGACCGGCTTGTCTGTCTCGTTGATTTTCTTGTACAATTCTGTGGTTGTGTTTATCTTGTCAATAACCCACTTGATTGCCCGATACACGCTTTCCTTGGTTGTGCTGTGTTCCTCCCCAATAATTCGATAGATTTCAGACAGTCTTCTGTTTCTGTTCTCAAACATCAGCGTTTCAACCTCGATGATGTACTGGAATCCCGGCAAGTACTGTTTCATCCCAAGTTCTACCAAGATTTTTCTGATTTTCCTTTCCATTTCTTCACTCCTCCGGCTTTCAGTCTTCTGCTGCGTGAATCATATTATCATCTCCGATATACAAGATTCCTGCATCTAACAATCCTGCAATCAGAATCTCATTCGCACGGACGATAGGGATAATTTCTTTCTTCAACATGGAAATACTCCTTTCTTACCCATTTTTTCATTCCTGTTTCACGGTTCACCAGTCGGTAGTAAAATGATGTTTCACGGTCGATTTCCCACTCTTTAGGATTGAAAAAGAATCTTCCGATTACTCCTTTGACTGTAAACCGCCTTTTGGCACTCATACGGTATCCTCCGCAAGTTTTCCTTGATTCCACCATGATGTAGACTCAGGTTCAAATGCAGTAAAAGAGCTTCTTCCATCGTTCCACGTATATATTTTCCCATTTTCAAATTTTGCAAAATGTCTCTTTCTCCACGCTTCATTTTCTGAATCTCTCACAAGAATCTTTGTGTCCACAGGCACTTTGTGCCAGTCAACAGGTGGTTCAACATATTCCTGCTCTGACCATTCTTTAATTCTCTTTTTGCAAAGACGATTATCATCAGTTTTAGTTTTCACAAATATGCAGTTACTGCATCCAACATCAGCGCATCTACATATGTTTCCTTTTTTGTCTACTGCGACCGAACCGCCGGCCAGTGCAATATCAAGAATCTGTTCCGCATACTTCTCTCTGTTCGTCATTTTCCATTCATCCTTTCCAGTTCTGCGCTCCTGGTTAATATCCAGTCTGCGTAATCACTTAATTCTGTCTTTGTAGCTGCGTTCTTCTCTCCGTGGTAAACCATGAGCACAATTCCTACATCACAGTACTTTTCAAACAATTCCGACAGATAGTCGGCTCCTACATGGATATTTCCGTCCGGATCGTAAATGTCTGTTACTCCAAGCCGTTTCATGCGCTCTTTGTGCCATCGGTCAGAAATCTGCATCAGGCCTTTGCAACCACCGCTTTCCACATCCGGTCTGCCGGACGATTCTTTCTCAATCATTGCCATGATCAGTTCCGGGCAGATGCCGTATTCCTCACCGTACTTTACACACGATTCCTGTGCTTCTTCGGAGATAAAACTGCCGGCTGTCTGTGCTGTGGAAGTAAATGTAATGGAGAGTGCTATTGTAATAGGAAGAAACAGCTTTATTGTTGTTCTCATAAAATCCACAATCTCCTTTTCATATCAAATATTTTATTGCTAACTGAACTATTAAACTGGTTATAGTAGAAACAAATATCGTCCATAGAATTTCCTCGTTTCTAATAAACCAAAACTTTATTTTGATTTTTAAAGGAGCTGATTTACAATGGTTCTTATTTCTCTTCTTTAATATTCTTTTTTCTCTATATAACATAGAGTAGAATCACCCCCGTGAATATTCCTAATAGCCAAAAGAAAACCATAAGGACAACATCAACTATTTTTCTCATGCGCAATACCTCATAGCGTATCTCCTTACGATGTTCTCAAAGATTATTCTCAGTCTTGCATTGTCAAAAATAACCGCAATCTTTGTAGTTCCCTCTTTGATAGCTGTTTTTGTGTTGCCGGCATCTTCCATACGCTTGATTTTATTGCCCTGAAGCCTTGCTAAAACACAATGTGCTTCATTTTCCAGTTCACCGTACATCTGATTGTAAAGTGTCTGATAGTCGATACCGCTCTTTGTGGAAATCTTGCGCACCTTTGCATTGATAGCTGCTTTCCAGTCTCCGATAGGCTCTGTGAAGATTTCTTTCATGTTGGTGACTGTACTTTCCAGCTTCTGAACCTGTTCAGCTTGTTTCTTCTGTTCCAGTTCCTGTCGTGCCATGCTCTCAGCCAGTGACATAACCATTTGCATCTGTGGAGAAAGTTGCGACCGATTGATTACTTCCTGCTTCGCCCTGTCCTCTATGGTGATAAAATACTGTCTTGCTTCTTTGCCCCTTGCAGAATGGCTTTCCATTGACAGATGTTTCGCAAAGTCGGTAGTCAGTCGGTAATCCTTGCAATTATTACCGTTCGACACGATGTCGAACCCCCACCAATCCTTGTTTTCCTCGTAAAATTCGTTTGCTTCAATGTTTGCTTTCGCCCATCTTGCAAACTGACCTTGCGCAAGTTCTAAGAACTCATACAATGCTCTTGCGGTAGTCATTCCGTTTTCATCAACACCCAGTGCAATCTCAATGGGTGTTTTCATGTTTGATGTTTGTAATTCGTTCATTGTTCTCCTTTCTGTGGTATAATGTTATAAAAACTGGAGGTTTCATATGCTTCTAAAAATCGAAAGAAAAGTACTTAAAAAAACTGTAAAATCTTCTGAATGTTCCATTTCATTGTCTGAAATAGGGAATTACAATGGTGAAGATGTTTACCAAGCATTTTTGTCCTTAAAGGAAAAGGGATATTTCACCATAGTTAGTTCATCCATAAATCGTGAAATGTTCACATTTACTTTGTCTTCAAAAGGAAAATTCTATAAAGAACATTTGTTTCTCTCATTTTTAAGAAATATACTCATACCGTTTGTTGTAGCTTTAATAACTGCAACTGCCACATACCACCTAGAAAAAGTAGCAGATAGCTATTCCGACAGCCGCCCCAGCCAATGCACTTATGAGTTGAACCAATGCAGTGATCCAAGGTTCTAATTTGTCAAGAAGATCTCTCTTCTGGCGGTAAGTCCATTTTTTCATTCATGTTCTCCTTTCAGCGCATGAGAAACTGCATTGCAAATGGTCGTATGCTGTTTCTCTTCATCATTCATGGACTTCTCAATTCTTTTCAGAGTACCGTCAATGCTCTTTAAGGTTTTGAGAAGTTCTTTCTCATACTGACTTTGCACTCTTCTCACCTCTCTTGGAAAATTCCTCCGTAATTTTTTCTTTTTCACTCGTTCAATTAACTCCCTGTTTGTGATATACTCTCCTTATTCTTATATAAGGAGGTGAATTACATTGGATTCCAAAGAATACGCATCCGCTTACGCTATTGCTAAAATCTGTGGATATACCGGAAGTTTTGATGATTTTAAGAACCTGTACTACCAATACTATTCAGAAATCGTCAATTCTTTACCGGAAGAAAAACCGGATCAGGCAAAATGTGAAGCAGCTATCAATCCAATGCGCAATATAAGAACTATTTTTTAACTGCCAGTAGTGCCATTGAGAGAGAATCGAGGATTTTACACTGTTGCTGTATTTCTTCGATTCTCTTCTCACCGCCACAACAATCTTCTGCAATAATAAGTGCCATGCACTCTACACTGTCGGACAAATTCATGCTAGTGCCTTCAGTCGTATATCCATATGACTTTTTCATTATTTCATTCGCCTTCCTTTCTTGATGTGATATAAACTATCACATTATGATAGTTCTAACGTAAAAAAACTTCTATTTTCTCATTGTCGGTCATTCCAAGAAAGTTTCCAAGATCTTCACATTCAATAACCGTAAATGCAACCCTGCCGTTAATCTTTGAATTGAAGGCGGCTACACTTTTTCCGATTGCATTAGCGCACTGATTGTAATTCTTGTCACGCTCTCTGATAATGCCTTTAAGTTTTTGTGTATTCATTCAATACCTCCTTTCTTTCACTCCATGATAGGATAATATCACAGCATGATAGTTTTGTCAATCACAACGTGAAAGTTTTTCTTAAAAAATATTTACAAATCTTTCATGTCGTGATAGAATTATAATGTCATTAAAGTTACGGCAAGAAAGGTGGTGGAAATATGGGTAGCCAATTTTGTGACAGAGTAGCAAACAATATAAAGAAGTATCGAAAAGAAAAAGATATGACTATTAAAGATGTTGCGTATCGTGTTGGTATTACAGAAGCAACAATGCAAAAGTACGAAGCAGGAAATATTAAAAAGATTGACATAGAAATGCTTAAGAAAATTGCAGATGCTTTATGTGTTCGCCCTGAGAACCTTACTGAATGGGATAAGGTGGAATACAAAAAACAGCACGAAGAAAATCAAGGAGAACGTTATGCGCATCTCATAAGGAAGTACAACCAACTGTCTGACGGACATAAGCAAGCTGTACTTTCCTTAATTGATAGCCTTATCGAATGTCAGGAATCAAGTAAGATAAACTCCTAGAATGAAATCTTTGATTTCTTGACACTCACAAACTGGGAGGACTTCAAGTATTGAATTTATTTCAATCAGAAGTTCTCCTTTTTCTTTTTCCTTTTGATTTCTTTCCCCCATAATACACCCCCTAATCTTTCCGCACTTGGTAGCGATACATCACATTATAGAACATACGTTCTAAACAATCAATATATTTGACTCACGTTTTTTATTGTTGTAAAATATCAACAAAAGAGGACGGTGAAAACGCCAATAAACACCGCCCTCGCCAGAACTTGATGTCCCTTGAAACAAGGGATGTTACAAGTGTATCATGTGAAAGGGGGACAATAAACATGATAAAAAAAGACCGAATCAAAGAAATATCGACACATCTATCAGTCAACCGTACTAATTATATGTTAAGTTTTCGTGGGAATCTCCACGAATTTCTTAATGAGCCGGACATGACAGTGTACAAGCTTGCAGATGAAGCTAATTTGCCTTATTCTACACTTAATTCACTACTATACGGTAATTCTAACGACACGAAGCTATCGACCGCTGTTGCGCTTGCTAGAGCCTTTGGAATCAGTGTAGATGAACTGGTAGGTTGCGGCACTATGGAAGATAAGATGTTGGAATCTATCAAGATATGCCGCAGTCTGCCAGAACACTCTTTGTACCTTATCCGCTACTTCATCCGTCACCAAGATAAAATCTATTCCAGTCTCGAAAAATCGCACAAGTATATTTCTGTCTTTAATCCACAACTTATGAATGGAATTATCGCCACCACAAACGCTGTAGAACCTATTTGCATAGACAATTTACCGGAAGATGTAAAATCCAAGACTTATATCGGTTTGAAAATTCCCTGTGACTACTATATGCCGTTTTATCTTCCAGGGGAAATTATTCTCCTTTCCGCGGATCGTAAACCGCAAGACGGTGAACGATGTATTGTAACAAGTAATGGTGGGATATATATTGTCGTGAAAACACATATAATTGAAGATGGTGTAAGAAAATGGAGATATGTTCCGCTCATGTCTCCGAACAGTATACTCCCGGAACACATTATTGATGACATGATAGGATATGTGGTTGGTTTTGTCAACAATGACGGTGATTGGGGAATCAGATAAAGATATTAAGAGCATGGCTTTTACACCATGCTCTTTTTGATTGATTTATTTTTGCTTCTAATCTCCTCCCATCGGCTATCACTCCTTCTGTAAATGGCAAGTTAGCAAAATCAGTAGATGCCAATTTGACTAGCAATCCTACCTGCGCATCGACTAAAAATACTATGATTGCATATGTAGATATTACAGAGGATGGATTGTATCTCATTGTTGGAGGATCTCAAGTAGCCCAATCATTAAGTGCTATTTATTTTTTAACTATAGGATTGGCGAATTCATCGGGTGAATTAATATCCTCCCCGTATATGCTCGTCAGAAATATTAGCATGAGTGGTGGGGGAGGTGGCTCACTCTCATCAATTATTAATTTAAAAAAAGGTGCAAGAGTAGGTATGTTTTTATACAATGCACACTCTAGTAGTGTGGTAGCACAATATATTAGGTTGGCTGCTGTTAAACTATAATGTTAGATAATTATTATCTTCGTTCGTACATAAATTTTATTTCACTGTATTGGGTATTGAAACCACTGGCTACAAAAACATCACCTTTTTTACAATGAAAAATCATAGTTGCCATTGACAAATTGGAAGTATTGGCATCAATTCTAATAACTCTTACAGAATTGATTCTTCCTTCTAGCACAGAACCTTTGTTAATTGATGTACGACAAAACATAATATACCCATTATCAGGAACAATATAATTACTTAAATTATTAGTGATATCTATATAATTTAAATAATCAGGAAACGAAGTTAACTTGCCATTTACATCATTTATGGCTGCGTTAGTATCATTGATGTCTTTTGCACCGAATGATGTGCCTACTTGCGTATATTCAGTAACATCAACAAAAGAAACAGTTCCATCGTCATTTTGTATTTGCTGATATTTTCTTAACTGATTTTTAGTTGTGTCTAATACATCATCAACATAGTTTGTTTTTAAATCTGCCATAATTACACCTTAAATCCTTTCTGACCGCCAAGCGTAAAGGCAAGTCGGTTCTGCGCTTTTCTTTGTGCTACTAACGTATTGTATATCTTTAACTGCAACGATTCTATTCTGTTCCAGTCTTCATATGTTGGAACCGATTTATTCTCTTTCCATGTTTTGAATTGTTCGGAAAATGAGAAAGTGGAACTGTTAATTTCTGCCAGCGTAGTTTCAAATAAAGTGACTTCATCGGCATAAATCAGATCTGCTTCAACCTTATCATCTCCAAGATTAAAAGATGATATTTTATACATAGATTCTGCAGTGCTTTTTAGTTCCAACAGATTATTTTTAATACGGTTATAATCTGTATATAAAAAATAATCTCCTATATATGTTTTACCATTCCATTCAGAAGACCAATTTGTTTTAGGATCTGCCCACATTATGCTTCCTCCACATTTCCAAACAATTCTATATATTTCTCTGTATCATTCAGCCCCAAATACTCTTTTATATCTTCTTTTGTTTTTGGAACTATTTCACCGTTTGGATAAAACAAGAAAAAATTACCTTTTTCTGTTCTGAATATTTTTCTGTTTGTCATTTCATCAACATATATTATTTCAGAAGATTCTGTGTTATACAGAAGACCGTTAATTATTTTTTTCATTACAACCTCCTTATGTTCTCATTGCTCTTCGTAGTTGCAATGATCCATTAAAAGCACCATTAAAGTTTAATTTGTGTTTTTCTACCTCGACTTGTAAGCTGTTTACAATATCACTCTCCATGAAAATAATATTAGCAGCTTCTAGCACCGGATCACCTCTGTATTGAATATCATAAGAAATATTATTCGCATAATAATTTCCCAGCCATTCAGCAACAGTTCTTGCATGATCTTCCGTTGAAATAAGTTGGTTTTCACAATACCTTATTTCTCCAGAATTGTTGATTGATTTTTTTAGATAGACATTATCTTCAACTACTTGTGGAGTATTATCTTCTCCGTTTTGAAATGTATATATTTTGACAAAAACATCTTTCGTCTTTCTTTCTGCGTATCCATAAGGATTTTCTGTCATAGAGTCTTTTTTCAACTCATAATCAGATAAGTCTCCAAAACTGATTTTATCAATCAATACTCTGTTTTTAGAATATGCTTTCGTTATCTCAAAACGAATACTATCGAAGTTTTCAAATTCATCATTTAACAACGATCTTTCTTTCAAATTATCATATTTGAAAGTCTTAAGAAGTGCATCTCCATTATATGTCGATACTTTCATCTCTTTTGGAGGATTACCTTGGAATGAAATATACAATCCATAATACGTGTATGCTGCAGGAAGTTTTAATGTAAGCACTGGATTCTCCGAAAACAATCCATTTTCATCAGAAACATTGCTCGTAACATATCCTGTCTGTTCGATAGCTGTACTTGTATTTCTCGGAAGAAATAATTGTGAACCATCTACACGCATGAAATTTCTTGTCAGCTCTGCATATACATTGTTGTTTCCATATAATACATTAGTGGCATTTCCCCACCACGCAGTTCCGTTTGATGTAACCTGCATATCTGCCGGTTCTATAACATTTGCAAAGTTGGCTTTAATATTTACTCTTCCGTCAGAATCTACAAATAAAATGCATCTTGAAGCGTTGCACAATAACTGCAAACATTCTTTGTGAGATGCTTCCGGCATTGGATTGTGTAGGCTCACATCTCTTAAACAATCGTCAACAAAATACTCGTCAGGCTCGAATCCGGCATCTGTTAGAATGCTAATAGCTTCTGCATATGCTGTTCTATCGTATATTTTGTTTCCTTTTGTATAGATGTCTTCCAAAGTTGAAAGAATATCATTTGCGGTGAAAGACATTTGATTTTTTTTAGAGTTCCAGTTAGTCAAAAGCATCGTGGCTTTTTTATGCCATTCCACTGTTTCTTCTGACAGGACCATTCCGTATGATAACTCCATTTTTTGTCCAGTTTCAAGGAAGTTGATAAAGGAATTATCATCGTCTACATTGTATACATTATTTTTATCCAGTATTGTTACAGATAATTTTCTGTATGGAATCTCCGCTGAAATCCCGTTGACAAATTCTTCAAAAGATGATGTTGATACATCATTATTTCTATATGTCAACCCAACACCCATTACAATTTTTTCTACTCTAAGACGTTTATTTCCTCCGACCATAGATATAGGAATTATTTGTATGTTTGTAGTGTCTCCAATTACATCTGTTGTTGAAAAATCATGTTTGTCATTTGTATAAGTTAACTCTTTTTCATCTGTAAGAATTTTGAAGCTGGTTGGGAAATATCTTCCAAAGTCTATTGTAAGCCCTTTGATAGAATACTCTTGTGGAAATGCTACTTTTACAGTTTCCATTATGTTTTTTGTAGTTAATGGAGCGTTACGTAGTTGGTACAATCCGCTTGTCTCTCTCGGAAGAAAATACATTTGACCGTCCACGCGCATATAATTTTGCTCTAATGTAGCATATTCCGTATATTCCGCATCATTTCTAAATGGCAAAACCTTGTTTCCCCAGTATGCGTAATCACCGTCAAAATGAGCCGTGTTTTGTGCATCACCATTTACTACACCAAGAGTAATTGATATGTACGCCCTGTCTCTTATTTTTTTCTGCATCGCAGATTTATAAGCATTAGAAGCCTTTATCATTCTTCCCACCCGCAATCAATTAGATTAAATTTACATGTTTCATAGTTTCTATAAAATATATCATCCAAAAACAGCGGTTTTCCGGTAGTGTCTCCTGGATACATGGTGTATGTATGTCTTACATTATCATCACCTGTAAACGTAACCGGAACAAAAAATGGCTCTAAAGCATCTTGCATATCTTTCCATGTTTCAGCGTCCAGTCCGTTCCATTGCAGATTATTTATCTTCCACAATTTTCTTCCGACTTTTTGACCGACAACTGCAGCATTTACATTTCTTCCTGAATCAACCGTCTGCGACCGAACTATTTCCATTCCAGGAGCTGGGCACGGAAAACGTACTCCATTTACTATGATGAAATCACTTGCTCTTGCTATCATTGTGTTTTCCTCCATAGAAAAAAAGAGTGGGAATAAATCCCACCCTTAAGTAATAATCTGTAATCCCATAGCTTTCTGACCCCTTAAGCTTGCCCTTGCTATGTCTCTATCACCGATATTTACAGATGTTTCTTTTGCAAGTAATTGCTTTAACAGGCTGATTTCTTCTGCCATCATACGCATTTGTGCTTCTGCCGTAGAATTGATAGCTTCTTTGATTCCTGTTATTTCAGCTCCACCGGCAACCGCTGTCTTACCACCTACTGTTCCGGCAATCTCTGGCACTCCGTTTTCTCCTGCCATGAACATTGTGTATCGACTAGGAACGTAACCGCCTGTCTCAAATGTGGGGATTCTGCCAAGGTTTACACTTCCGCCCGGAACAAGTTCTTTTCCGAGTACAACAACCGGATCCCATGAAAAGTTTAACTTATCATTTATCCAGTTTGCAAACCTATTCCAAATTTGTTTGACAGCCTCTATTGCATTATTCCATGCATTATATAATCCGTCTTTAATGCCACTCCATGTCCATTTTTCGGTAGTAAAGTATGATTTTACGTTATTCCACCACTTTGCAAAACCAATATTTTTCCACCATGCGGTAAATTCATTCCATTTCGTAGAAAGTGCGGTCTTAATATTTGTCCCTAATTGATTCCATTTTTCAGCAGAAAACCAAGGCTTGACAGATTCATTAAACCAGTTTTCAACAATAGGTTTTAAATTTTCAAACACTGATACTAAACCAAATGTATCGTTTATGTCCAGTTTAAATTGTGATAAGAAATCAAAAAACTGTCTTATCGGCATTGTTTTTGTCAAAAAATCTGCCGCATCAGAGTTCATCTGTTTCCAAGCGTCAAAAAGTATTGAAAAATCTGTGTTTTTTATTGTATCAAAGAATCCACCATCTCCAAAAAACGAGAAATTTTCATAGATTTCTTTATCATCAGGGAAGAGTGCTTCACCTAATGATTTTCCGACATTAAAGCCAATCTCCCAAGCAACCGCAGATATTGCAATTGTCGGAACTATTCCTATACTTGATCCTAGTACTTTGGCTGATAACTTGTCCGATATTTTTCCCCATATAATATCTCCCACACCAGTAAACTTCAAAAGCCCTATTGCTGTGATAATCGTGGTTTCAATCGGTGCAGCATCAAAACTTCCTTTCCATAGATCGATTGCCGCATCTATGGCAGTTTCTATGAAATTTCCGGCAGATGTAAATACAGCAGTCCAGTCAATACCATCCAAAAAACTACCTATGTGTCTTCCAATTTTTTCCCAGTCCACAGAATCTATTGCTCTTGTGAACCAGTCAAAAATACCAGTTACCAGCTTTGATGTATCCATTCCGGCAACCTTAAACCATGAATCAGAATCAAACTTAAATGCATACGCCAGATCTTCTATAATATCTTTTACTGGTTTAAACACCTTGCTTACTTTGTCAGCCCAACCCATAGCTGTATTCTGCATTTTGTCGAACGCTTCCTGCCATACTTTTTCGTACTCCGCAGTAGCATCCATGATTTCCTTGGTAAGGTCAATTCCTGCTCCACCAGCAGGAGAACTTCCGCTTGAACCGCTGTTAGGGTCAATGATATTTAATTCATCAATACCAAGCGTATAACTTTTAGCCTTTTTTGCGCTTTTTCCAACTTTATCCAGTGCATCTGCCGTATCTTCCAATTTTTCATTGTACCCTGATACACCTTGACCGAATGCAGAAAAATCAATCTTTATTCCGAGTAAACTTGCCACACTGACAAGCAGTCTCTTAATTGCGATTACGACACCGTTAATGACAGGGAGTACTTTCTGCAATACCGGAATAAATAACTGACCTAGAACCATGCCAGCTTCTTTCACGTTATTTGTGAACTGGCGAATCATGTTGCTTGGAGAATTGATTGTATTCGCCAAGTCTCCCCATGACACCTTGGACTGATCTAAGATTGCCAGTAAGCGCAACTGTTGTTTTTCTGCCTGTGACATTTCGGAGACAGCTTTTTCAATGCCGTATTTGTAAGCATAAGTCTGTAAAGTGGCATTTGTGATATCAATACCATACTTATACAATGCTCTTGACTGACCGATTAATCCCGACTGCAAGTTAGTTGCAACCGTGCTGAAATCTACGTTAAACAATGAAGAAATATCTCCGGCAAGCATTGTCATGGACTTTGAAATTGCCGTAGTAACTTCTCCGGTCTGCCCTAAAGAATTGGTGATAGATGCAAGCTGTGAAGCGTACTGGGTAATATCCTGTAAATTCAGTCCCAGGTTCTTCATTCCGCTTTCAGAAATCAGTCCACCGTCTACATCTACTTTCAGACCGGACATTTTACCAAGCAGTTCATTTACACGATTTCCGAAACTCTGCGCATAATCCTCTGCGTTGTCGTAACCGAATTTTTCAAAATCCTTGCCCCATTCCTTGCCGACTTTATTAAATGCTACCGTGTAATAGTTAAACGCTTCTATATAGTCCGTAGTTCCCTCTATGGATTTCCACAGGCTTTTAATTCCACGGATCACAAGGAAATATGTTGCATAAAATTTTCCGAAAGCCGCTGCAAGGCTGAATGTGCTCTTCGTGGCTCTTTTTGCGCTTGCCGTATAAGTGTTCAGATTTCGTCCTAAAGAGTTTGCCGCTCTCCCGGATGCCGCACCAGTAGATGCCAGTCCTGCCAGTGCATTTGTCATGCGGATAATGTTCTCACTTACGTTCGGTGTAGTAGACAGAGTGGTGAATAATTGCTTTAAATTCTTCGCCAGTAAAGGAATGTTTGTAATTGCTCTGCCGGATGCCACACCGCCAAGTTTTGAAATAGACGATGCAATGCTTGCAATATCCCCTATTCCATCTACTTTTGTTCCTGCCATATCAGCAGAAAAAGTCTTCAGTGCAGAAGAAACTTTGCTTAATCCACTTGTATCTATTTTCCCCATTCTGTTAATGGAATTTGTCAGTGTGGATATGTTCTTAATACCGCTTGTGTTCATGGAATTTGCGGCATTTGCGATACTTTGTATGCTGTTGGAAATGCTTGTCAGTTTGGACGTATCAATAGACAAGCTTTTCTGAAAATTTGTAAGGCTGTTTGCAAGTTTATTCAGTGCGTTACTTGCGCTAGTTGCATCCGCTTTTATTTTAATCTGCAAAGAATCAATATCTGCCATACCGCACCGCCTTTACACATAAAAAGAACGGTAAGCTGTGACACCTACCGTTCCTAAAATTATTTCTTAAGATATTCTCTCGTAACCGCACCGCACTTGTAATCAACCTTGATTCCGACTTTCTTTTGGAATACTCCGATTGCCGTTGCTGTGTCTTTACCTAAAATTCCGTCAATGTTGCTCTTTCCTTTTGCATTCACCGCAGATAAACAGCCATGATGAATGAGTGCGAATTGTAACCACCGCACATCATCACCTTTCATGCGAGGAACTGTTTTCTTCAACAGTCTTGTCGGTTCAGTGTAAGGGTTGCTGTACGCTTTCGTAGTGCCCTGTACAGCTTCTAATTCCTTGTACCATACATTCATGTCTACATTGCCTACAATACCGCCTACACGCCCTTTAGAAGTATACTGCCAGCCTACCATGTTCGGTACTTTCGGTTGATACTTCACATCACACTTTCCGTTATTCTTTCCGTACCGTGCAATCCACATGGGATAACTCACACCGCCATAAGGCTTAATGTATGTCTTGTAAAAGCTTTCCCCAGTGTATACACCGAATGGCAATCCTGCATCGGTGATTACCTTGCCGTAAGCATTGATAATAGAAATAATATTTTTGCCAAGACCTTTCATAACGGCATCTTCAACATCAAGATATACTGTCACTTTTCTGCCATTAAGAATAGTAAGCACTCTTCTTGCATCAGATCGTGATTTTGCAACTGTTGTAATATATCCGTATTCATATACTCCGTGCACATGGACATTGTGCTCTTGGCAACCTTTCCAGTTCTCTTCAAACTTCTTGTCCGGGTTCAAATCCTTACGGATGACTTTCAGAATAGCGAAATCAATTCCGTTCTGTTTTACCGCCCACCAGTTAATCGTCCCCTGATATGAGGACACATCAATTCCTGTTAAACTCATGCTTGTTTCTCCTTAATCCGGACTTTCCGGTAATCCTTGTTCTCTTAATGCTTTAATTCGCTGTTTCATTTCCCATATTGCAATTTCTTCATTAGATTCCTTATATTTAGGCTCATTATCATGTGCTATCTTTTCTGAAATAGGCTTTTCAACATAAGTAGTTCTTGCTTTGTCTACATTTAAGCAATGGTCTATTGCAAAGATTAATGCAGATATTCCATAATCTCCCCACCGTTGCCATGAATTCCTATCTTCTTCCTCTTTTTTGAGTTTATATCCTTTGTAACACCACTCTAATTTTTTAGGATTCAGATGTTTGAACTCTTCTATCGAAATTCCCATGGAAAAAGCAAATGGAAAATATTCTTCCCATATTATTTTGTGCCAGTCGATTTCTTCTTGTGATCCTGCGGCATTTTCGTTACCTTGCTGTCCTCTTTCTCCATCTCTTCCTTGGTCTGCGTCATCATTTCCGTCAGACCCGACAGCTCGAAAAAACCGTCTTCTTTCATACAGTCTGTCAGTTCTCCATACAGCTTCACAAAAGACAGACCGTTTGCTTTCATGTATTCTTTCATTAAAGCATTGGATTCATCCGGTGTAATATCTTCATGGTTTTCGATAATACCAGCATAAAAAGCCGTTTTGCATACATGAGGAAATTCTGCAAGCATATATCCGCTACCATCTACAATTTCTTCTGGTGTGGGATTCTGTACGTTTTTTGCTTTTTTAGCTACATAGCCACCGGAAAGCATAAGAAACATCTTTTGAATCAAATCCTTGCACTCCACAGCACCGAATCCAAACTCTAAAGTATATTCAACATCATTAACTAAAATCTTCTTCATAAAAACATATCCTTTCCCCAACATTTTGTTGGAAAGGAGCCGCCCGAAGACGGCTCTCTTTTGCTTAAATCAATGGTTCGTCTACCGTTTCGTCAAAGTCAGCCACGGCAGTGCTATTTGTTTCTGACTGACTTTCTATTTTTTTGTCAGTGTAATTGCTGTGGGATAACCGTTTTCATCCTCTGTTACTGCAACAGTGTAATTATCTTCAATCCACTTCGGCACAGTAGCTTGTGCAATCGTAGCAGTTCCAGTCAGATGATCGTCTGTCGCTTCGTCCGGTGCAAAACTTTCCTGACCGATAAATGCGCAAATACCCTCTGAGCCTTTTCCGTCAGTTCCATACAGGATGATGAAATCGAGTTTCTTTCCCTCGTTTGTCACCATTTCATCCTTGTACTTTTTCTCAAATGCCCCTTGCACTTCCATACTGTTAGCTGCTCTACGACCCATTTCCTGTGTTTCGACCAAATCTTCCAGTGTAGAAGTATCCACCATGTTCTGACTTCCGAACGGTGAAGGAATACTTTTTGCTCTCATAAGCAATTTGTACGTTCCTGCCCAGTATTCACCAGCAGCGGCACTAGAACTAGGCTCTTTATAGGCAATTCTTGATTTTAAACCAGTAGCCATATTTACCTCCAAATTTGCATAAAAAATAGAGCCATTAGGCTCTGTTAATAGTTACAATATATCATCAGCATCTACGTTTCTTCTGAACCGTGCTGTGCTTCTGTATGTTTTCTGCGAAGTATTGCTAAACTCCGGCATGGAAGTTATCTGAAATCGCAAACGTTTGAAAAGTCCGGCAACCGTAGCCATGATAGCTTCAGCTTCTTCCTGACTTTTGTTGGTTATCACATCCACCTGGTACGATGCTGTGATTCCATTGATAGACCGTCCTTCAAGGTCTTGTCCTGTCTCTGTGAACGGCATAGCATGAAAGTAAACTGTGGGGAATGTGGGTTCTGACAAATCTTTGCTCTTGTCCGTTACATACGCTTTAGGATGGCTCTGCGGTATTTTCATTTTCAAGTATGATGCAATCTTGACTTTGAAATCTGATACCCATTGATATTCATTAACCGCCATTTCCAAACACCACCTTTGCTGTCTGTAATACAATTTCACGAATTTCTATTGCAGTCAGGTACATAAATGGTCTTGACGGCATACCTTCTGTAAAATACCATTTACCGTCATCCGCAGGATAAAACCATCCATATCTTCCATCCGCAAGTTGCCTTATGGTTTTTCCGCTTGCATACTGCCAGTCAACACCTTCCGGTAGTTGATATGGATATGGCGACTGCTTTCCAACAACACCAGTACCAAACTCCACGAAAGCCGCATGGTCTGTACCTGCAACCACCGCCCAAACACCGCCACCTTTTACGGAGCCAACGTATTCCGCATGAATGCTTTGCAAAAGTTCCGACGTAAATATAGCATCAAGGTCAGCAATCTGCACTCTAGCAATCTCTACACCGTTTTCTGCCAAAGTTTCAGCCAGTAGCCTACATTTATAGGTCAAGCTGTTTTCGTAGTCTTTAAGAGCCTTAATAGCGTTTTGTATGGACTTGTCACTGAATAGATTTAGTTCAATCGTCTTCCCCATATCACTTTACCGTCTTTTGAAGCAAAAACAGGTCAACGGTAAGTCCTTCATCGGCTACACCTTTTACAACGTAGTCCGCTGTCTTATCGTCAACCAGTCCATCACTATCTCGCCCCACATCAGATTTCTTCCAAACAATATCTCCTGCCTTAATCGGCAAATATCCCTTATCGGTCACAATCTGACAATAGGAACTGGAATCATCAATACCAAATTCCTTTACCAGTACTTCTGACAACTTATTGCTGATATTGGCAGAAAAAGGAACAGGGTCAGAAAATCCGATAGCTTCTCTCAAAACTACTGGAATCTTTTCACCGTCAACCTCGATGTACTTAATGTTTCCATTTTTGTCACGGTCGTAGATTGTGACTTTCTCACCCTGTTTGGAATACTTCATTTTTTGCTTATTTGCTTCAAGCATCTTTCTTTACCTGTTTGTAAATCTGATTTACCCCGGTGCTTGCCAAACCGGAAACAATTCCGACCGCAATAGCATTCAGTACATCATTTGCCGGAAAGTCGGGAATCACATACATTCCTACTACTCCGAGAATGCCACCGACAATGCCGACAACAACCGGAATGTAATTATCCTTAATAACCGGAATAAGCTTCGCTCCAATACCGGCAAGATAGCAGATAACCACAATTGCAACGCAAGTTCCTACTTGTGAAAAATCCATTATTCTTTACCTCCATTCTTCAATCTGATTTCTTTGATTTCCTCGTACATTTTGGTGGCCATTCCATTTCCGCCTAACGCATGATACGCATTGTACATCTCTACAAAATTCTCATACGCATAACTAGGAATTTCTCCCAGCTTCATGTACTTATCGTGATACTCAATAAGTTGAACACGCAAAAGAAGCATTGTTCCCTTACTGTTTGCATCCCTGTCCTTCTTTTGTTGTTTAAGGAGCCAGACAATATATCCTAATAAAATAGGCAATACAATAGTGTATGTCTGTAATAAAAAATCTTTCATTTCATATCTCCTGTTACTTATTGTTGGCACACCGCCCACCACCCTTAAAGTGTGCCGCCTGCAACGATTTTGTTAGTGTCAACAAAATGGTCACGCACAATCTTCTTTTACAGCACTTTGGCAAATGGGAATACACCTACGAACAGACTGTCACGTTCTCTCCATGTTCTCGACACACCGTTTTCAGAGTAATTTGCCATGAAGTTCTCTCCAGCCTGTGAATGGTCATACACAACCACGTTCACAATCACGCTCTCAAACTGCTTCAAATCCTCTGCAATCTTTTGTTCCGTGTAGCTGTCCGGGTACATTCTCTTTGCCACAATGTCAGCTTTCGCTTGACTGATAAGTTGCTCAATCAGAGGGTTATCTTCAAGGTCATCAAAAACGACCTCGGAGCTTTCAGAATCAATATGAAATTGTTTCAGACGAATTTTTACTTGCTCCAAAGTCGTATATTCTGCCATGTGCTACCTCTTATTCATCCTTTGCAGTTACCGTAGTAATACCTGCCTTTACTGCTCTGTAATTAGGATCGCATTCGATAATCATAATTTCTTTTCCTGTCTGTGCTTCGATCTCGGAAGTTCCGTCCCAGGTTGCGTAAGTCTTGACGTTTCCAAGATAAGGAGGAAGTTTGCAATCATCCGCTACCTTGTACTTGTAAGAATTATTAGAGCCCTTAGAAGGACTTACGGTAATTTTGGTGAAACCAGTGTCAGAAGAACTTGCTGCACTGTTTACAACCAGAGTATCAAGTCCAGCTTCTCCCTCTGTCAGTGTACCGATTACGATTCCATAAGGGTTAGGAATTACAGGAATAAACACGCCACTAGCCTTAGTCCACTCAGCAACCGGATCAGGAGTTGCCCACTGGGAAATAGTAATGAATTGCTTTTTGGACAGGCTTGTAAATGCACTTGCTTTTTCTTCTTCCGGAGTTACGCCCCAAAGTCCAGTACCAATCTTTCCGTTTCCAGTAGATGCATAAAGAGTAAATACATTATCCGGTAAAAATCTCTTAGGAGTTCTTGTGGTATTTTCCTTGTTGGCAATTCCGTACATATCATCATCAATTACCATGTTCAGACCATACAGGCTAAGTAACAGATTTGACACTTCTGCCGGAGTAATTGCCATTCCAACGAAATTAACTCCCTTAATAGCTTTCATGATTCCTTCATTCTTAAGCATATAAGAGCGCATTTTGGTGGAAGTCAGTGCAGTATTGACAACATATCCTTTGTCAAGAGCCATCTGAACCATGTCTGCAATATCTCCAAGGATATCATGGGTAGGATCTTCCCAGCCTTTCAGTGCCTTGAACTTATTTACTTTAAAGTCAATAGCAAAATTGAGACCATTTTCGTTAATGGTCATCTTACCAGTAGACATAACCTCCATTTTTGCGATTTCAGTTCTTGTCTTTACAGAATCAGACAGCCGACCCATATCGTCATATACATAGTCAATCAGGTTGCTTTCTCTTACGCCATGATTCAGCAACTGGCGTAATCTTTCAGACTGGTTGATTTTTTCCTTAATCAGCAGCTTTTCTACGCTTACTTTTTCGAATCCAGGTCTTACACCAATAGCAGCCTCGGTATCAAATGCGTGTACCATTGCTGCGGTAGGAAGATCCATTCCCTCGGAAAGTCTTTCGTACTCTGCTTCAAGGTTTTCTGTCTTAACGTCAGGAAAAAGTCTATCACCTACATAATTTCTTGCGATAGAATAGTTTTGGGAAAAATCCAATCTATCTTTGTCTGTAATCATTGTTAATACACTAGGCATACTGTTCTTACCTCCGTAATTTAATCAAAGTAAATGCCGCTTGCTTTAAGTGCGGTTTCGGCATTGGTATCTACTGCAACAGGCAAATTTGCCTTAATAACACGACCCGCAATAATTACAGAAATAGGCTTCTTTTCGTCATCTGTAATATCAACATCTTCAAAGACAATTCCTTTTGCAGAAGCGTTATTTGTTGGAACCACAGTTCCTGCCTTGATAATTTTCTTATCATCTACCTGTGTTGCCATTGCCTGTGTTCCCTCAAAGGTTTTTAACACAAGTCCGACTTCACTTGCTAAAATGTTTACACCAGAAGTGTAAGTAGTGGTTTTCATGTAAGCCATAACGTTTATACCTCCTTGCTTACTGTTCGATTACATAGCGCTGATTATATTTCTTTGCCATTTCAGCACCTTTACTTTCAGTTCCACCATTGCCGCCAGCACTACCACCGCCCGGATTTGTGGTTCCGTTTGCGATTTCCTGCTCTTTAGCCTGTGCCGCAGCAGTCTCTTTATCAGAGATAATCTTTCCGAGTACTTCGTAGTCAAAACTGCCGTCATCCTTGATAACCTGTGATGCCTGTTCAGCAGAAATGTTAAACTTGGATGCCGCATTGCTTCTCTGATCCGCAATAGCCTGTGTCTTTTCAAGCTCTGCGATTTTTGCATTTGCAGAATCAAGGTCTTTTTGCAGTCTTTCAGAATCGGACAAACCCTTATCTTTCATGGCTGTGTATTCCTTTTCCAGCTCACGCAGTCTTGTCAACTCTTCACTGTTTTTGTTTGCCTTTGCGTTTGCTGCCTGAACATCCTTGCTATTCTCAGCAATGATTTTTTCAATCTGTTCATCAGTCAAACCCATAGCTGTCAGTTCTTCTCTCTTCATAAATTACCTCCGTTATGTCCTACGAATTTTTATACGGTGCAACGACACCGGTTGACATTGCCGGTTTATACGCTCACGGCATTGCGAATTTTTATAAAATAAAAACAGCTACCTATTTCTAGGCAACTGTCTTATTTTGCATTTGTTTTACTATTTCCTGTGCTTTTGCCATCTGCTCTTCCATGTTGATAATGTCAGCAGTTTTCCACAGAGCATCAAGGTAAGGCTTGGAAAGGTTGAAAGTCTTTTCACAATCTCCCCAAAGTCCAACCGTTTTGATTGCAATAAGAGGATGAATACCGCACTGCAGAAGTTGCAGTAATGTCTGCGACTTGGTATACATATTATCTTGTGGACTGTGGTTGATCTGCACATCAAAATCTCTAAGAGTGATTTTCAGATCCTCTTTCTTAATGCGGATAACATTCAGCGCAACCTTGGCCAGTCTCTTCTCTGCTGTCTTAACAACCGGATCCTTAAGCCTTGCTCTTGATTTTGAAAAATCCCATCCGTTTCTCAGCTCAACCGCACCCTGCGTATCACCGCCAGTGTTTCCTTGTTTGTTTGGTATTCCCAAAATTGAAAGTGCGCTGTCTGTTAAATCATCCTTGGAAACCTGTGTCTGCGTTTGGTCAAGCTCCTGTGACATGACATCAACATCAGACTTATTATCCTTGTTAATGGACTTTACAACCAACGCATGGTTCATTTTCATTTTTTTGAACTGTTCTTCATCAACTTCACAGTTTACAAATTTGTACCATGCCTGTATAAACTGCTCTATGCCGTCCATTCTATTAGACTGCGTATTATTTATTGCATCCAGCAGATCTATAACAAGTTCAATATCAGATAAACGTTCATGGTTGTTTGGAAATTCCACAATAGGAATGCCGCCAAAACCATGTAACTTCCATGAATCAGCAATAATGGAACTGTTCTTTATTTTGCATTCATGCGTTTCTGTGTAGCAAAGTTTATACCATTCTCCGTTTTCGTCCTTTAATTCTTGGACTGCTAAAATCGGTTCTTCGGAACTACGGTTGTAAATGACAAACGTGTTCAGAGGATTAGGTGCAACCACACGGATAGGTACATCTCCATTCACAATCTGAATAGCTTTGAATGATGTCCCGGTTGCCGACTGCCATTCACCAGCTTTTATGTCTTTCTCATGCTTATTTGCATCTGCTAAGTAATCATTCAGTTCATCTACTGCCTTATTTACAGCTTCATCATCTTTTCTGCTAACAAACTGAATAGGTTCTCCGTAAGTCTGACCGACCTTGAACTGTACCCACTCATAAGCATGATTCTCAACGATTTTGTTTGTTATATCCTCATTTGACAGCTTTGTCCGGTATAGTACTGGCTGGTCACCTTTGTAGTACTCCCACAGATACTTTATAACTGTCTTGTTGTAATTAAAAACACCGATGCAATCACCAATAACCTTTACAATGTTGTCTTCGGTTATCTGCTCCACATCCGTATATGCAATTTTTCTACCGTGACAACCCTTTACAAGGTCTTGAAATTTCATAGTGTTCATATTTTTACCTACAAAAATGTTATTCCGCTGCTTTGATCTCTCTGTGGAAGCTTCTTGATCTCACGTTCTCCGGTTTCCGTATGATAAACAACCATCTTATCGCAATTCCGGCACTTATATGTCTTGTCGATGTGTGATTTTGAACTGCATTCACCGACCAACCGTCCGCATCCCGGACAGTACACTCTAATTTTTTGGTTAAAAATCATAAATACCTCTTTTCTGCACACAAAAATACCGCCCACATAACGCAGACGGTATTTCCGGTCATTCACATTTTAGGAGGATTAGAAAACATCTTGAATACTTTCGTCAGTTTAACATTACCATTTTTTATATATGACATTCAATGACATCATTCATTCAAATATCCTTCTCCGTATTTCTTTTCAAACTGTTTCAATGCAGTTCCGTGAAGTCTGACAACTTGTCTCCATGAATATTTCATTTCTGTTGCAATCACTTCAAAAGTTTTCTTTTCGATGTACCTTGCGAACAGAATATTGTATGTGTTTTCATCTTCCATGCTGTCTATCTGCTGTATAATTTTCTCTTTTTTATCGACAAGTTCGTCCACCATGCCATCTATTTTCCGTTCCATTTCGTCAATTTTGGCATATTTTGTTCCTATTTTGTCAAAATTCGGTGTAGTCTGTACCCTTTCACCACTTTGCGGAGCGGATATGCTTGCCACCATATCTTTAAGCTGTGCAATTTCCGTGAGTTTATTATTTATCATTCGATTAAGGCGGCTTATCTGCCCTAAATATTCTTTTGTTGTCATCTAATACCTCCTACTCATTGAAAAAGGATTGCTGATTGCTTCTGCGGTTGCCATAGTTCCTGCTCTCATTTCATTTTCAAACAATGCAATGCTGTCAGGTGCATCATCGTGTTTTACTTTTCCGCTACGGGTCATAGTGGTTAATTCCTTCATGAATTTGTAGTACTGGCTCTGCCTGTCCATTTTCTTGAAATCACGAAAATAGTAATCACGAATTACATTATCCCTTGCATTTTCCATTCTCGTAATTTTGTTAGAACAGTTAAACTTAAACCTTGCGCTACATCTTCCTCCCTGCGACTTTACAATGTCCATAACATCACGGCCAAAATATTCCCCGGCACTGTTGCTCTCAAAAGTGACTGTTTTAACGTTGTGCTTAATAATCATATTTGCGCATTCAGGCTTTGTGAACTGTGTTCCTGCATTATCAAATACTACATCAACGATATATACCTCGTTACCGTACACATATCCGACTGGCATAGAGCAGCTATCTTCTCCCTTGTCTGCACTATCGCAAGCCGCCATAATTGCATCCGGCTCTCTGTCAACTGGAAGTTCCTCAAAATAATTTAACTCACTTTCAGAGAACATTCTTCCCTTTGCTTCGTATGGTTCTTGTTGGAACTCTGCCGCCCAGGTTTCTTCGGAAACAAGTTTTCTTTCTTTCCGGTAATAGTCCGTAGTGAATATTTTTCTAAAACCTTTTTTGTCCTTTCGGTAAATTTCCCAGTTACTTTCATCCGTGACCGGATCAAGTGCCGGAATCGCAACTTCTCTCCATTTCCATCCAAGTTCATCAGCCTTATTCTGTAGTGCTGTAATAGGGTCATACAGGCTGTATTTTGTTCCTTGTATAATAATGGGGGTGCCCTCTAATCTACGTCCTAAAACGTCATCTGTGACCTTTTCACACAGGAACTCTAATCTATCACGGTTTCTTGCTTCCTCGTGATTCTTTACGCAGTCATCAATATAGACAAGCACGTTTGCTTCGGTACAACCTACGATTGCGCCATCAATAGGTCGGCAAGTAAATGTTGGAAAGATATTCTTACTTTTAAGGTCTATGGACAGATTCTCTGCACTCTTGTACCCATCTTTGCTTATTTTTGTAGCTTCCGGAAAAACACTTAAAAAACGCTGATAGGTACTTTCAGTCTCAAATCCTTGTAAAAGACCACCGTAAAACCTTTTTACCAGTCCTTCACCCTTTCCAACACCGAAAATGCTTCCGTCCGGGTCTCTTCCACCCATCATCTGTGCAAGTTTTAGTCCACCAGTGGTCTTACCAGTACGTTTCGGCTGTGAAACTGATAGAAAATCCAATTTTCCGTCATAAATCTCTTGATATGCTCCTACTACTGGTTTTAAAACGTTTCTTCTTGGAAAATAAAATCTTTTCCACGGGTCTTTTTCATCAACTTCAATGTAATAAAAAAAGCTGTCAACTAAATACGCTGATTCATACATTAAAACATTGTAAAATTGATCTAAAATTTTATATGATGTATCATTATCCCCTGCGTATACTTCCAAATCAGCAACTCTTCCGCCTGTCTTTTCTCTGACATATTTTGCAATAAGTGACTTTGTTTTTGCTGATTGCTGCAATCCGTACTTAACATCATTTTCTGACCGAAATGCAACCGATAATGCCTGTATGTACGCATCAATGACCTGTTCATCAATTCCCTTGCGCTGTATGTAATTGTCATAGCTGTTTACTGCCGATATAAGGCTCTGACTCGCCAAAAGAAAAGCACCTCCGCTTGTGGCAGAAGTGCCTTATAGGATTCTGCCTATAATTTTTCTAGGTTAGCGACTAACTCCGTTTGTTAGCCGGTGATTTTGTTTATTCTAATTCGTCTGCATGTCTTGTCATTTCAATCTGTGTTCCATTTTCATCTCTTGTACAGACAGTTACATATTTGTTAAGTCCACTTATCATATCCCCAAGCCTTATTTCAGTCTTATCATCATTAAAGTTATAACACTTACGCATTTCTTCAATGCAATTATTCATTTCCGTTATTTTCATTCTTCATAAACCTCACAAAATCTTTCCGGCACTTAGGGCATAAGTCAATTTCTGCTTCTTCTGTGTACAAAATAATTCCAAAATTGTCAAGCAAACTATCAATATGATAACCTTTTTGTATTTTTGACTTAATTTTCGCTTTCCCTTTTCTGATAAGTGTATTCTTTATTTCTACTCCACACCTATCGCAAGTGTGCCATTCTTTCTGATGTTTCATTAGTTACCCCTCTTTGTATGGATTGAAGAAGTCCTCATCTTTTTCAATTCCAAGATGCTTTTTCAATGCAAAATTTGTTATCATTTCCCGATTAAACGAATTACTGACAATATAATTTGCAAGTTCTCCATCTTTCCATCCGTCCGTACTTGTCATATAATCATAAATCTGCTTATATTCTCCGGTCAGCTTGTCAAATTCAAACCAGCCTAAGTCAAGCGTCACTCCATAATTATAAAATCCCTTGTCATACCACTTTCTGACATAATACATTAACTGCTTGTACGAAAATCCAAGCCTTTCAAAAATATTACCAATAGTTCTTATGCTCAATTCCCGATCACTAGAATGTAATTTTCTTTTCTGCTCATTCACGCAAGCTCTGAAAAATATTTCTTCTAATGGCTTCATTCCTCCACCAACCTTTCAAACCAAACCTAACATATACAGAATTTTATGTTCAGATATTTCCTCTGCACCCTCTCTTGTGTGTATAAGAATTTCTTTAACTTTTTCATTTTCCATATCGCTGTATTTTTCTTTGTCATAAGCTTCTGAAAAACAATAATATTTGCAATATCCATATCCTGTCCCAAGTCTATTGCCGTAAATACTTTTCCCGACAATATCGTAATAATTTGGTACTCTTAAAATATCGTGTTTTTCATCTAAGGTGCATTCCTTTTGTTCTGCTTCCAATTTTGATTGAAGATATTTCAGAAAACTTCGTATATCCTGTTCTGATTTAGAAATATATAAAATAGTTTTTTCGTTCATTCCTCCACCAACTTTCTGCCACACATCGGACAAAATGTAATATCAAAGTATCCAGCAGCTCTATTCCTTTTATAAATTACAATTCCGGGAATTTCATCATCTCTATTTCTCATGATTCCTGCACTTGTTAAATCTGTTTCGTGTCCACATTTTTTTACTTCAAATTCTTTTCCAAAAATTATATGTTTGTTGTTTTTATACATACAAAATTCACACATGTTCACACCTCGTATCCTGCTTTACGGCACTGCTCCTTTATTGGTTCCGGCAACTCAATACCATTTTCTTTTACGTATCGAATCATTTCCTCTAATTTATCATTGCTGATTTTTTCTATAATTTCAGAATCTTTCAGTCCTGATTCTCGCAATTTTAATATATCGTTCCATTTTGAACCATTTATCTTACAACAGTAGTCACGATTATATAAAACGTGACTATGTTTATCAAACATATTTGTACAGTCAAAAGCAGTACCAGATAAGCTTGAACAAAAATGGGCGTTTTGGCAGATATCACATTCCGTATCTTTTTCAACGTACTTCCTCGGTTTATATTTCTTAAAATCTTTACATTCAAAATCTAAATCCGTATCATTACCTTTTGTACACTCATAAATGGGATATTCGTCCCCTGTTTCTTCATCAAAAGAATAATCGACAGAACAGTATTTGCAAGCAGAGCAGTCTCTAAACATCCTCATATCCTCCGTAACCCATGCAGACGGAATCGAACCGCCGACACACAACCTATGCGGTTGCTGTTCTACCACTGAAACTATACATGGGAATCGCACCGTAAAACCTTTTATGGCTTGCGCTTGCCATAACCAAATGCGCACCGCCTACTTGTCACTGACTATCCACAATCTCACAGTCTTGTTTGTTCTCTACTTCATAGGCTTGGTTTTCGCTAAACGTATGTGGCTTACGTTTTAGCTAGGGAATAGTTGCCGTGGGAGTTGAACCCACCCGACCCAAACAAGGTACGACTGCTTTTGAATCTGCAAATTCTACTCGCAGAAGTGTTTTTCGTTAACCGATAATGAGCAACTACTATCCATACATCTCCCATCGACCTGAACTATTGCAGTAGTGCCAGACTAAGTGGAGATAAAGATAAACGCCGTACACAGGATTTGAACCTGCAAGCCTTTTACAGCCAACGGTTTTCAAGACCGCTCCCTCACCACCCGGACATACGGCAAATATAGCAGTGTAGTGGAACTGCTATATCCGAAATTGCATTTGCCACTACTTTGTACAATTTCATGCGGACTTTCTACCGCTTACGGCAAGGTTCACCCCTGTCGTAAGTTAGCGCAGATACAAGGACTCGAACCTTGACAGCATTTCTGCTGGATAGCTTAGCAAGCTACTGTGATACCATTACACCATATCTGCAAGGGGAGGTTTTTTACTTGGTTTTCCTCTGCCCAAGGATCTTTTAGTCAGCCGCAAGCGGCTCTATCAAGTTCCCATGAGATAAACATTAACCGGTGTATTTATCCCCTATGCTTCTGTAATAAGCATACTCGGAGTGTACTTGCAACAACACCTATTGTGACGAAGGGACTCGAACCCATACCCCACAGCTTAGAAGACTGTTGCTCTCTCCATTTGCGCTACGTCACAATGTGCGTTTCCATAAGCTGTATGCCTACATTTAAGGCTCGGACACCAAGCAACACTTATGGATATTTTTATTTTCGCAGGGCATCCGCCAGTTACCTGCTAGTCGGTTGCGATCCGACATCGTGGGGAAAGAAGGAGTCGAACCTTCGGTGTTTCTAATGTCACGGTTTTACAGACCGCTGCAATCGCCACTATGCATATTTCCCCAAAACCTGTGCCGTATAACCACAGCCTAACTTCTGGCACACCTATCTGCTACCTACCGATTATTGCAATCACGGTATCGTCTTATAGACGCAGATAAAGTTTTCACCGCTATATGGTTGCAAAGCTTCAAGCGGTTACGTGGAAAACCCTCACGAGCCTTGCGACGGCTCTTAACAGCATTCCGCTATGAGGTGAAAGGAGTGTCTCCAATGGAAAAGTATGGAAGACAATTCGCAGATGGCAAAGACCGAAAGAAGAAAACATCTGCGAAACAGGACTACCAGGATTCGGACCTGGGATGCAGCAGTCAAAGTGCTGTGCCTTACCGCTTGGCGATAGCCCTAAACTCCGGGAGAGAGACCATCTGCTCCCGGATTATTTTCGTGAAACACCCTATATTGCTTAATTGTCACGCCTGCGCACGGTACTCTGTAAAACTTTGTGTTGTCGAACGCATTATTTCATTTTTCATTTCCCACACACAGGCTGCATACACTCTTGATGCCTTGATTTCTCGGACACATATCCAATGCCAACACAACACCGGATATTCGGCAATAACAATGGCTTTATGAATTTAACCCATTCAACAATGTGATATGGGATAATTCGCATAATCTCCGGCAACCACATATTATACCCACATAAAAGTTATTCCAAATGCAATGAACATTGCAATTGCGAAGAAAATTATTCCGTCTGATGCCGTTTTCTGCTTCGGAGCATACCACAAAGCAGATATTCCAAAAACTGCAAAAACTAATGTTGTCATTATCTTTAAGATCATGAATCCAAGCATTTTTTCTTCGTCCTTCCTTCAATTTCATCAATCATTGCCATTACCAGTGCTTTGGCAAACTGGCTGTTGTTGTGCATTTTAATCAGCAGATTGCCTTGCCGGATAAGATACGACCAGTCATCATCCGTTTTCGGATTAGCGCACTCTTTATGTATTTTCCAAACCTCTGTGTAGATTTCTTTAATCTCAGGTGGCAATTCACATTTCTCCTTAACTGGCAAATCTTCTTTAGGTTCTTTATCAAGTCTGCTCTTTTGGTGCTTCATCTGACAGCTAACCATTTCCGTAACGTTCTCACGGTCTCTCTTGATTCCGTGACCTTTCAGAAATAATTCGCATTGCAGGACTTCACCGCATTTTGAACATTCGTCTTTTATCTCTTTCCCAAATATCTGCATACGCTTAATCTCTACCAGTGACTACTGCTCTTAAAAATACTCCGATGATGAACAGGATATATACCCATGCAGGAGCATGCAATTGAACCAGTATCCATGCTAAAACTATGTAAATGAAAATCATGTGCTGTACCTCCTAAAAGGCTTTTTTATTTTTGAGAATTTTTTAAAAATCATCCACATTCTCTGTAAAACTTTTCTTCCCGTCCGTCATCATAAATAACTCTTGCAATCGGTTCTGCAGAATGATCCACTTTCTGGCACTTTGGAATACTAAGCATATCTACTCGGTTCTTTATAACCTTGATGTGATTGTCTCTCAGGTATTCTTTGTAGTACCACTTGTCAGATAGCTTGTTTCCACCGGAAATGTTTAGTTTTTGCTCACATTCTTTCTTGCCTATCTTTCCAGTTTTGTACTCCTCTAAAATTTCTAAATAGTTTGATACCGGCAACATTTTAGGTCTTCCTGTTTTCTCCGCTCTTTTTATGACCCTTATGTTTAATGATCCATGTGCAATTTGATGGCAAACATGGCAAAGAGGTACAATGTTCCCTATATTGTTTGTTCCTCCCAATGCCAAAGGCACTACATGGTGATACTCTACATCCAAATTACTTCCACAGTTACAGCAAACTGTTCCAAGCTTATCTTTAAGTTCGTCCTTAAATGACGGTCTGTTAAATTGCAATTTGTTTTGTGTGTAAGATAACTCCATGTTAGTATCACCTCCTGTCGAAGCCTTTTTATTTTTTGGGTAGTTTACTGTACTTAGTAGGGCGGGTTTCCGAATTTCTATAAACCCCCTCCCCCATCATCACCAACATATTTCAACTATGCGCAAAATTCGTGCTTCGCGCAGTCTTTATTGACACGTCCTTAACTATCCCATATTTTTGCACGTTTCCGTTGTTGTTGCTACTCATTCGCATTTGCTGTATTATCTCCATACACTCCGGAATCGGTCAACATTGATGTATTTTGTCCAAAATTTGTGTCTAATCGTGGAAGTTGGTCGGCTGTCCTGGTTATCTTGTGTACAATCTCTTGCTGTGTGGTCTGTTTCCTCCCGTGGTCGTTGTTTAATCGTTCCGTTGCTCCAAGCGCATTTCGCAGATTAAAAGCGACAAGTTGATCACAATCTGCATCATCTAACCAATTTACAAAAGCTTTTCTGACCTCGTCCATGCTCGATGTACTTGATTTAGTTCGCCATGCACTTAAAGCCTGTTTAGATATCCCTGTTAATATCTTAAATGTATCAGCTGTAGCAGTCATATCATAAGCATTAGCTAACTCCCTAAGATATAAATAAACCTCATACAACAGATCTATATTGTACGCATTGTAGTTAGTCAGCATTTGGTTAATACTATTATCAACTACGTTTTGGGGTATATCCTTTAATACGTTACTAGGTCTTATATAATTATTATATATATACTGCATAGCACCATTAAAAACCGGTTGCCGTTGTGATCTCATGTCATCGATGCCATAAGCTGCACAATAATCGTCAAAGTATTTCCGGATATTTTTTTTAATCTCGTCAATGTTTGGAATCTCTCTGACGTCCTGCACCGCTCTGCACCTCCTGAAAATCTGCAATAAAAAAAATCACTAAGCACCACTTAATAAACCCATGTTTTTTTAATCTCCTCCACAGATCAGGCAAAACATAAATTTACAAAAGTGACAAGCTAGTGACTTCTTGCCGTTTCCGGTCTGTCGGCTCCGGTGGTCTTGGTTACAATCTGGGCGGCTGCATATCCAGAGGGGGTTGGATTTGCACCGCTGTCACTCGCACCGTGTTAGCGTCGGCTCCCTAACTGATTTAATCATAACACAAGGACTATTAAAAAATCCACAACATAATATTACAACCTTTTGCGCATTTGACAATTTGTTGTTGTGGTATGTCTGCCGGTGATCCTGAGCAATAAAAATCATGCGATTAAAAAATATCATCCGGTTAAATTTAACAAATGGGATTATTTGACAGACAGACAGGTGATTTTTTCAGATGGGTACATGGTGGTAGCTGGTCGGCTCTAGTATTTATATATAATTGGTATATCAATGTCTTTCTGCACTTATTTATTTTTATTTTATCTAACCTTTATTTTATCTAATCTCCTTTTATTTAATCTGCGTCTACAAAATGTCTACAATTTGTCTACAAAATTTAGCACGTTAAAACAACGCAGTGAAAATAGATCAAGAAAAGCAGGCTGTTACACCTGCTTAATTCCTGTTTATGCTGTTACTCTTTCTGTTCTTCTTATCCGTTCCGCTCTCGCTGTGATCCGGTCAATTAAAGACCTGTCACCGTATGCGGTTTTGCTGGTCAATAACTCCGGATCTGTCATGCTCTCCAGTGCTTGGATCGTTTCCGCTTGCACTGTCTCCAGTGCTTGGAGTTCTGCCCGGTTAAATTCTTTTAAAGCCGGCTTTTCCGTCTGCTCCAGTTGCTTCCGGTAGTACCGGAAGAACTGCCGGACGTTTGAGCGGATCCGGGCGGCTTTCTTTGCTGTGATCTGTTCCGGTGTTCCTGTCATGTCGTTCGCTCCTTTCGTTTGTTTGTATCTCAATTATATATCATGCTATATATCATGTCAATAGGTTATTGCAATTATTTATTGATATTTTTCAAAAATTCATCAGCGTTCACGATTTGCGGTTGTTCTGATGCTTTCCGTTCTGCTCTCCTCTGCTCCTGGAGCTGGTGAAGTCTTTCGTTTGCTTGCATCAGTGCGACTTTTTCGGATACCTCTGTACGCTCCGTATTTGCCTTTTCTGCGGTCTTTTCCAGCTCTTGCGGTAAATTCTCTGCTTGGGTCTCCAAAGCGTCTAAATAAGCCAATACAGCCGATACAGCTATATCATTTATATTTATGTCTGATTCTGCTGCTCTGTCCTTTGTGCCTTTTGGTAATCTGATTTGTACAAGATCAAATTTACTGCGGTAATTGTTAATTGCTTTGCGCGTGTAATCTGCTGTCCTTGCCATCTGCAAAACCTCCTTTAATAAATTGTTTTATCATATTATATAACACTTTATATATAAATGCAATATAATTGTATATATATCATATTATATAATTTTTATATAAACTTTTATATAAAATGTATTGACACATGATATATAACATGATATAGTTATCTCAACAAATAAAAAAGCCGCCCGGCATCCTGCAAGATCACCCGAGCGGCACCCAAAAAGAAAGGCACCGCAATTATAACACGGTGAAAAGGTAAAAGCAATATGTTGAAAACAAATTGTAAAAAGGCAATGGAGAACATAAAAAAGGAAATTATTGACGCTTACGAATCAGCGGAAGAATATTATACCTTTAACGGCAGGGAAGCGAAGAAAGAATACAACGATATTTGTAAAGATATCATGAACGCATTTTACATTGAAAAAGTAAAATATGATTGCAGGAGAATGAGCCGCCAAGAATTATTTATTGACTGGATGTCAGGACTTCCAACCGCTTTCCCTGTATCTGATGAAATTTATTTGCGTTCTGCATCCGACTGGGTGGGAAAAATCTTGGAGCAGGCAGAAGAAGAAAAAGCAAAATACACCGAGGAAGAATCCGAAAAATTAGCTTGCTATTTGCTTTTCAGGGAACTTGAAAAACACGCAAGCAAGGCAAAATAAGAGGTTAACAGTATGAAAATTATAACCGCTTTAGTTTCCGGCATTGCTGCCGGGTACATCATCAGATATTACAGAGAGTTAAGCAAGTAAGATAGGCTTACAACCGGGATCGAGTCCCGGTCTTGCTTTTACCCGGATTACCGGGAAAAATGAAAACATGGAGGAAATGGAAATGGGAAAAATAAATATTGATATGTGGTATGGAGACAAGCCGGAACAGGTGACAGGATTAGACATATATTTTAATGATTTAGGCGGATTTTATTCCGGCAATCTTCGCATTTTTGGAAAAATTGTTGGGGATTATTACGCCGACAGCGTGCAAGACATAGAAAAAGCATTTCCGCACCTTGCGAAAGATATTGAAAACTGTTTGAAATAGCCGCCGCAGAGGATGCCCGCCGGATCACTACCGGCGGCGGTTTTATGGGTGGAATATACCAAAAAATAAGAATAGGAGGTTGCCATAGGATGAAAGAAAAGAACCTTGAAAGACTTTACAAGCTGTTAGAGCGTGCGGAGCGAGAGCACGACACGGAAACAGTATCCGCTCTGCGGTGGGCGATTTTTGAACTGGAAAACAGCTAAAGACGGCTTGCAACCGTCTTTTTGTCGTGTGTTGGGTGATATACTGCCGTTTGGCGGTCTGTTTGCGTTGCTCTTCTTCCGGATCCGGTTGGATCCTGCGACAAGGTATATTGACGGTTTGCGCTGTCTTGGTGTACAATCAAATATTACAAGGGGGATTTTGCAAAATGCGAAAAGTGGGAATCGGTCATGTATATGACATTATGGAGAACGTATCTGATGCCGGAAAACGGCTGGAAACCGTCATAAGGGTGGAGAGTGCCGCCGGTGTTCTGTCTCCTGAATCTGCGGAGCTGTTGCGGTCTGCGTATGGTTCCATGCTTTCGGCTGTCGGAGACCTTGCGAAAGCTGCGACACGGTGACCGGATGCACCACAAGAGCTTACAAGCGTTTCATGCCTTCAATCGGCATAAAAAAATCAGTGAAAAATCTCTGAAAACGGATTTTTCAGCTTGAAAAGTGCTACCCCGGGGGGATTGAAAATTTTTAGCACGAAATTTGTAGAAAAATTTTTCTTTCAAAAACCTCTGAAAACGAGATTTTCGGTTGAAAATGCAGACCTACGGGGGTATGAAAACGGTTGACACAAAATTTTTTACGAAAAAGATCTCAAAAAATGAGATTTTTAATAAAACCTATAGGGGGAAATATTATGAATTGCTACAAATGTGGTAAAGAAATGAGAGTTGTTCCGGAACAAGTGGCTACGGACGAAAAAGGACTGCCGATATATCACAGAATAGGTTATTGTGATTCTTGCATGTCTAAATTTGATATTGACATTTTGGAACAGCAAAAAAATCAGACAGTTCAGAACAATCAAAAGCCGCCTAAGAAAAAGCAGAGCACATTAAGTACGTTGGCGGCTGTGTTTTCTATTTTGACATTTACTCTTCCGGTTGCTGTTATTCTTGCAATAATCGACATTGCTACTGGTGATAAAAAGAATAAATTGCATACTGGTTCATGGTTTGCTATTATATGGTGTGTTCTTGCAATCATAGTTTACAACATAGGTAACAAACCTGGTGACGATGTTACTATACCTATTGCAGAAGTAAAAGTTTCTGTAGAATCTACAGAGGAACAGGCACCGGAGCCTATCATAAATAAGTCAGATACTGTCATTTCTCCCGGTTACACATTCGATGCGGACGGCTTGCAAGTCACAATCAATGACTTTGACCTTGATTTCACTGACTATGAGGATGAATACGGTTGGAACACTCCGGCAGACGGAATGAAATACATAATGATTGATGTTTCCTATCAGAATAACAGCAAAGATGATAAGTATGTAAGCATTTATGATTTCCAGTGCTACGCAGACAATACAGATTGCGAACAGAATTACATTGTTGTGGAAAACTCTTCGTTGAATGCGAATATTTCAAGTGGAAGAAATACCTCTTACAAAATTGCATTTGTAGTTCCACAGGATGCACAGAGTATTGAACTGGAATATGAAACAAGTATATGGACCGGTCATAAAGAAGTCATAAAATTACAATAGAATATAGGATTTTAAGGGCATTCTACGGAATGTCCTTATTTTTGTGTAAAAAAAGAATGTCCTCCACGACAAGGACACTCTTCTTTTAAAAATACATGTTTGATGCGCTTTTGCTGAAAAGTATTGCTACTGTTCAGCTGGTATAAATTATAGTTTGGTCACTATTAATTATAGCATTTGTAAAAGCACTACGCAAGCATTCTCATGTAATCTTTGATAATTTCATCAGCCAGTGTAAACACATTTCTTCCATAAGTGGCTAGGAAGTCTGCAACAATCTCTTCTACCTCAATCGGCATGGTAAGGTTGTATGAAAATGCAAACGCATGGCACAACTCATGGCAGAGAACACGGTCAAAGAATGAGCCATTGATTCTGTTGGAAATATAAATGCACTGCGTATTTCTGTCTGTCATTCCAAACGTGTATGTGTTATCAGAACGCATTAGCATAGTGCTGTGTGGCTCTACAAGCCTTAAATTCCAAACGATACCATTTATCGTGAACATCTTACCACCTCCAACATAAAAGGGGCTAAATAAGCCCCTTATGTGTGTTATCCGATTTTTGTTACCAGTGCGGACAGTTTACTCTTAAGGACGGACTTCTCTTCCGGTGTGGCATCGTTGATGATTTCAGACATATCCGTTGCCAGTTCCGTCATGTAAGTGTTCAGGTCACGCACTTTTGCTTCCTTGTCCGCAGGAGTGTTAGCTTTGTGCAGTTCCTTATTTTCCATGTAGGCTCTACGGCTCATGCCGCTTCTGCCCTCTCTTGAATCACGCATACCGGATAAAGAAGTTTCCGTGTAGTACATACGCCCCATGTCTCTGTCCATGTCACGGTGATACATTTCTGGGGTCATGTGGTAATAAGGTGGCTCTTCATAACCTCTGCGGTAGGTTCCACGACCTTTAGGTGCAAATCTGCCATCAGCATAGCGGTAATGGTCGTAGAAACGCTTGCCACCGTCACCGTACCGTTCAAACATTTCCATAACTTCGTCCGGGTCATAGTCCTGCATGGCTTTTGTCAACTCACGGTAGTACATTGCTTCGGATAAGTCTTTCATCATGTCGATGACCTTTCCCATTTCGCAAGTGTCTACATGGTCGATGCCCTTGTCAAACTGCGTTTTAGCGCATTCAGAAAGTTTTTCAATCATTTCATGCATTCTTTTAACATCCATGATTTCCACCTCCTACGCTTCACGAACGGCAATTAAATTACTGTTCTGCACTTCGATAGCCTGTGTAGAAGTGTTCTGAACTGCTACCGTGCTGCAACATCCACGAGGGACATCAATGTAAGCCTGTGCAGATACATTGAAGAAATTCTCTACTGCTGCCGGAGTTACAATCATTCTTGTGGACTGTAAAGGTTCTCCGTCTACTGCCAGCGCAAGGGAAATTTCCCCAACAGTTCCACCCGTGGGAATCTGAATGTTTCCGGAATAGCTTACAAGGAATCTTGCTCGACACTGATTAGTGATACCTCTAAGTTTCACAATCCCGGATCCCTCTCTATGAGTGATACAACCACTTCCATTCACGGCAGTTTCGGTAAAGGCAACGTCTGCTCCTGCTGCCACAGTCTGTAATGCTACTGCTGTATATTCAGCCATAATAAATACCTCTCTTTCATAAAATAAAAAACCACCAACTGAATATTAGTTGATGGTTTGAAAATCCATTATTTATTTTTGTAGTCTGTAGCACACATTCCTATGCATTGCGGAGTTCCGTATTTTTCAATATAATCTTCGTCTCCGTATCGTTTAACACAAACATACATTGTATCGTGCCAATTCGTTCTCACATCTTCTGTTTTTGAAGTAGTGTCAATTACAATGTCTGATATTTCAAATGGTGCATTTGTTGCTCCTATCTTTTGGCAAAAGTCTTTGTGAATTTGATATATGTATTTTTTCATATCATCAAAGTTTTCAAATTCCCTTGCCGTTTCTAGGGATTCAGCTAATCCACCTCTATGTTGTCTGAAAATAACCATTTTGGCGCTCCTTTCTTTTTTGAAAATTGTACCACGACTTTAAAAATCCATCAACTTAATATTCTGTTTTCAATGTGCAAAAGGGCAAACATTATAGTCTGCCCTTTGATTATAAGTAATACTGCATAGCAGACATAACCATAAGGTTAAGTTACTCGATATGCAGTTTTAGCATCCGCAACCAGTGTTGCAACCGCACCCGTAATATACGTTAGGGTTGGGAACCTGATATGCAGGAATAGGTGCAGGTTTCACAGTGTTGATGATCTGCTGTGTCTGAGCCGCCATCTGAGTAGTGAGAAGTGCATTCTGCCGATCCTGTGAAGCTGCTCTGCGCAGATCGTTATTCTCTGCGGTCAGAGTTGCAATCTTGTCTTGGCATAAGTAGTCAAGGATTGCTCTCGTACCGGCATTCTGACTGTCGATAATGTCACGAGTGTTGTTATTCATGGTGTTCTGCAATGCGCAAGTATTCGTTGCCATATTGTAGTTCACACCTTGGATAGCTTCACGGGTATCGCAGCAGCACTGCGCTAACTGTGCCTGTAAAGCGTTAGCATTCTGCATTCCTGCTACGGTGTCTGCATTGATAGCCTGTTGGATGCCATAGCCGGTCTGTAAAATATTGGTATTTACGCCATTAAATCCGGTAAGCATACCGTTGTTTACAGCGTAGAATCCGTCACACAGACCGTTGTTGATTCCGTCCAGTTTACCGATGATAGACTGGGTGTCGAACCCTCTTTGCAATGCAGAATCGGTGTAGTAACTGGAGTTAGAGCCATTACCGCCCCATCCATTACCGCCCCAACCGCCAAAAGCGAAGAAAAGGACGAAAATAATAATCCACCATGCTCCATCGTCACCCCATGCACCGTTGTTTCCATATCCGCTGTTGGCAGGCATAACAGGCATGGTAAAGGGAGTATTGTTACTCTCAAACATAATTTTTACCTCCATATAAGATTTTTTATACTTAATCTTGCAAGAATTTAGTATCTACTTCATAGGAAACTGACGCTTGAATTTATCAAATTCTGAATCAAAATCCATACCTCGTTCCTTAGCAATATTTCTTCCTAACTGCTCTACTCCAGCAAAATCTCCTTTTTGAGCCATGCCCATTATATTTTTAGCCATAGGGTTTGACATGATCTGACTGTTTCCCATCATATTTTGGATAAACTGTCGTGGATTCCCCATTGTCTTAAGCATCTGCATAGGGTTCATCATATTCATTCTGCATCATCCTTTCTTTGCGATTGCTGAGTTTTTCTTTGCGATTGCGAAGTTTTCAACTGCTCAATCTTCTGCTCCAGTTCATCAAACCGATTCATAAATACTTCTGTGGCTTCGTCTGATAGGTCAAATTTCGTCTTTTTTGCTGTCTGTGGTGAATTGTTAGGGTCTGCATCTAAAACGGGCTTATAGAGCCTTGTATAGATTTTTCCGTCTGCTCCCCAGTATTTAGCATAGATCTCTGACATATCCTGTTTAGGGAAAAATGCCGTATTGCCATCCATAGGAACCTCATTCGGTGCTATGCACTCCTGCGCAGGCACAATGCGACCGTACATCTGTACCGCATTTTGCTGTGTCTGTTGCATAAACTGCTGTGGCTGGAATTGTTCCTGCTGTGGCATAAATTGTCCGTACATAGGTGTCCTATACTGCGGATTGTAGTAGTTTGGATTCATAATCGGCTGTGGCATGGCTATTCTCCTTTTCTTCCATTGATTCTATCTGTTTCGAAATTTCCACTTCATCAAGGGTCTGATATGTCGGTTTGTTCAAAAGTCCCAACGGACTGAAATTCATAAGCATTACCAAGTTCTCCTATAACTTCCTCTGTGGCATGGACTACGATTGATTGATATTTAAGCGGAACACTTCCCATCTGTTCTTTACTAAAAATACGTTCCAGTGCTTCATCTGAAAATCTGAATTTTGCCATAAGGTCATTCCTCCTTATGCTTAAATTTTTGCATAAAAAAAGACGGTAAAACCGTCACTTATCCATCAAAAATCATTCATTATTAAATTTTGGCACTTTTGCAAGAATCTCCTTTCGTTTTTTAAAATATATAAAAGTAATCAAAGGTAATCAAAAGATTTTGTCCAAAACACGCGTAAACACTGAATTTTTAGCACTTGGATAGCGAGTTCGAATCCCGCCACTCCGATTCAGGGTTAGTGTCAAGGTCTCATGTTTACTGGGGTTTTGACACTTTCTTTTTTTGTGGTAATCAAGAGGTAATCAAAAAAGTAATCAAGACAATTTTGTTTCAAATATCGGAATCTCATTAAGCAATTCTGCCTTTCTACAAACACTCTTCATATTTCTGTGATAATGTATCTCTGTAGTTTCAATATCCGTGTGCCCCATTTGCTGAATAACCATATTTTCATCAATATTGTTATCCAAAAGAATAGATCCATACGTTTTTCTGCTTTTATGTGGAGACTTCTGATATGTATTTATTTTAATGCAATTTCTTTCCTGCCTCCTACGCAGACTATTTGTAGTAAATCTATTTCCTTTATCCGGGTTTACAAAAATATATGTTTCAGCAGGAGTTCTTATCAGTAGTTGCTTACATAACCAGTTATATCGACTAGGAACAACAACTTTTCTAAACCCTGCTTCTGTTTTTGGTGCATCCTTAATTGCGTATATGTATTTTCCGTCTTTTCTATATCTTGTTTCCGTGTGCTTTATTTCAACGTAGTAGTTTTCATTCTCACACTTAATATCTTCTCTTTTCAGAGTAACTACTTCTCCTACACGTAATCCAGTGACCAAAATCAAAAGCAACGCCATATTCCAAATATCAAGGTTATCTTCCAAAAATTTTATATACTTTATGTACTCTTCCTCGGAAAATACTTCCTGATAATCTGCTTTTTTAACTTTTCTAAAGCATTTATCAGACATATCAATGACGTTCAACACATCTTCTTCTATTCGGAAATCGACACGTTTATTTCTATACGCACGTTTAAACATACCTTTTGTAATTGTTTTTACGTTTAAAAATTCCTTGTTTGTCAGCTTTAATTCTGCGGTTCTGCTTTCAATAAAATCGCATAACATATCAGATGTTATTGTTTTTACCTTTTTGCTTTCGATTATACCATAAAACATATTGAAATCCTGGGTATATCTCAAATGTGAAGAATCACATATTTTCCCATTTGCCAGTATACTGTCGTTATAAACGTTGAATATTTCTCGCAATGTTGGATTTTCTTCACATGATTTATAATACAAAACCACAGCATCTTCAATGCTTTTTTGATCTTTTCTTTTTACTAATTTCCTCCCTTTTTCTTTATCCGGCAAGTAAGTTCTCCATTTATCGTCTTTGCCTTTCCATATATCGTATTGATGTTTTTTAAGTATCTCCTCTCTTTTCTGCATTTCAATTTTTTCTTGCAAAAGTGCCGTGTCAATCATACCATTGCTAACGGCATATTGCAATATTTCCATATTAGAAAGTTCCAAATCTATCACCTTCTAACCGCTTAAGCTTATTTTTTATAGACCTCACTCTTCTTTCTACAGTAGTTACAGAAATGGAATGTCTAAAGGATATTTCTTTTTGAGAAATTCCCCTAGACAAATCCCAAAAAACTTTCTCTTCCTCTTCCGTAAAATTGGCGTTCCGGAAGATTTCATCAAGTTCCGGCTTAGTCAGTTTTGACAACTTCATAAGCCAGTCTCCTTTTTAAAATTTAGTCAATCTTTCATTCATGTGTTTTATTCTCTCGCAATACTTTATCCCTTTGTTGAGAATCTTGATCTCTTCATCAATATCTCCAACACAGGAATAGGATATTTCTCCGTCCTTTGATACGATAACCTTATTTCGCAGATCGTATAAATCCTCTTTCTTTTTATACTGGTAATACATGATAATGTACTTCGTAAACTTGAACATCTTATTGAGTAATTTCAACGACCACCAGATAGCGGTAAGGATAATTGCAATAAGTCCCATAATAATCAAAATATTGAATAGAATATTTTTGAATATCTCCATTTCGTCTCCTTTACTAAATTTCAGTTTTGTTGTGTAACGTTACACATAATTACACAAATAATCAACCAAATAATTTCCGAAATGCGCAATCAGAAGAACTTATAACCCTGTCCCAGTCAAGTTCACATTTGCAGTAAGGACAGCAGGCATATTCCCGGGCAACTCCCATGCCGCATTCCACGCAGCGGAAATCTTCGTCTACTCTGTTTCCTGCACTGTCATACGTTCTTGCCACGCTCTCCGGTGCTGATACCTTAACAAGCCGTATTCTTCTCATATTCCACCTCCGATAAATATACGTCCAGTGCCTGCCAGATCACCCAGGAGATAGGTCTGTCCTGCTGCCGGCAGTAATCCACTAATCTCTCGTACTGCTCCGGATCCATGCTGATATCTTTCCGGATGTTCTTCTTGCCTTCTTTTTTCGGTCTCGACATGCCTATCTCCTTTCAATACACAATTTTTCCGATATTTCAGTTTAATGAATTTTATATCTGTCTCTTGCTGCAGAACGAAACATCATAAAAAGCATTTCCGATAATGGTTTTTCTCTGTCTCTGCGTTTTGCCTTCTTAATTACTGTCAATTCTCTCCAGTTATTACGCCAACTGCTTTCTGTTGGAACAAGTACCCCTACAAAGTAAGGAATTTTATTTGAAACCGCCGCATAAACTTCTTCTGTCATCACAAGATAATTGTAATCGCCTATAAAGTTCAAGCCGTGTCCTGAATTGAAGTCTTCAATAGAAGATTTTACTTCATAACAATAGAAATCCCCTTTTTCAATTCCGGAAACTGTGTTATTAACAGGCTTAAATTTCATATAGTCCACTCTGATTGCATGTGTTGTCGCATAATCAAATGTGACCTCTTTAGCCATATAAATTCTTGTGTCATTTTTAGGATTTATGTATTTTTCCAATGACATGGATAGTTCCTTTGTAATTTCCGGTCGTTTGCTCATCTCTACCTCCTAAATCCTAAGTTACTCACTTACCAATTCTGACAATTCCAAAAAATCAAGACTTCCCAGACCGTCATATATTCTATCAACTTCTTCCACGATTTCTTCACAGTACCCAGCCATTCTCAGTTGATCTGCAAAATCAGAATCTAAAGATTCGCAACCATATTCTGTTTTTGTTGATTTTTTCTGAAATTTCTCGTTTTTAGACATTTCCAAGGTTTCAATGCAACCATTATCCGTTGTTTCAATGCAATATTTCATGTGATTTTCCTCCTGTTTTTAATTTGCCGAACTACCGAATTTTCCTCGGTAGTTCGATTTCTCCCCCGTATTACCGGGGGATTTTAACTTGCCGATAACTTTCTTTTGAATTTCCAAGCAACAACTAAAATATCAATTTCACTTTTTAGTTCCTGTTTTCACTTACTCCGCCACCGGAAAAGTTGTCAACAATCAATTCTCCGTTAATCATCTACAGCCACCCCACTTTCACCTTTCAGATATTTTATATATCCCACAGACTGTTCCAACACATATATTGAAATTGCATTTGTGAGTCGATCCTCGAACTCAGGATCATCTCGATACTTATCACAGGCTTTCTTTACCACTTCTCCTATCTGCGTGTATTGTGCTTTCCCTTGGCTGTTAATCCACGCGGTAAGGTCTTTTACTTCTCCACACTTAATTTTTGATTGCAGATATTCTGTCATGGTAATTTGGCCTTGGCACTCATAATCAAACTTATCTAAATCACTCATTCTTTCAAGGAGACCGCATATGCTTCACTCTGGCCAGAGTCTCGGCTCCTTTCTTGATTTTATCTAACTATTGTTTCACTCTGTTCCTTGTACTGTCTCCCTGCCATCTGCACCAGATAATGCTGTAAGGCTTCTGCGACGCTGATACTGTGCTTTACGCAGTATCGGTCAACGTAACGCTTAAAGTCCTCATTCTGCTCGTACAGGGCGGTGTAATCAATGTTCTGCATCTGTTCCACCTTTTTCTTCTTTCTTCATAGTTAGCACATATGGTATTCCCGGAAAACGTATCTGATACTCTCCATCAGGGCAGTTCTGTTCATGCTTGTGCATAAACCACTCGAAAACAGCCTTGATTGCCATTTTGGTAACGTCTTCCTTTTTTCCTACCCATTTATCATTTTTCAGATTGCCATAGTAAATAGTATCTGTGATAGGGCTGACACCCATTGCCTTAGCCATCTAATCCGCCTCCCCGTAGCGGAACCTTTTTATAAAATCATCCGCATCAATCAATCGCATCGTTTATCCTCCTCCGGCTTCTCGCACCGCTCAAATTCGATAACCCATACCCACGGATTAGCATCCCAACCGTAGCGGTCAAGGTCTGATTTCTTGATGGTGGAGTTCCAAAGTTTATGAAATCCATCGACCATATTAGGGTCTCCACCACTGTCTGGGTCTGAAAACGTTGGATGCCATCCGTTGTTTTCGTAACATACTTCATCCCACGGGTCTGTGCCCTCCATGCATGCTTGTTCCTCTGTAATATCCTGCAACCGCTCTACCTTCACATCCGTAACCTTAAGCCAGATACGAGCGGCTTCTTTCGGCATATGAATTGATGGGTGCCACCTTGCATCTCCATATATTTCATCTGTTGCCCGGTACATATAACAGCCACAGCTTTTATTCAAGACGCTCTGTTGTGGTTCTCGGTAACAATTTCCATGTTCGTCTCCCTCACAACAACAACATTCAAAATGTTCCCATGTTTCTCGGACATAAAGGATATCGCACGGCTGATATGGCAGCTTAAAGAATTTTTCTCCGTAACCATCTGCAAATGTACCTCTGCACGATATGCACCCTTTAGGTGTAAAAGCGGTATATCCCCATACTGCATCATTTGGAATGAATCCCTTTACAATCCGTCTGGTACAAGTCTTTCTTCCGTCCAGATTTGCCCTAACCATTTCCGTATTGAATAAAATCGGTTTAATTGCCATCTGTTTCGCCTCCCTTTATTTCCATTTCCCGTCATATGGTATGCGTTCTCCGCTTTTGGATTTTGCCCTGTCAATAAGCGAATTAGCATTGCAGCCACCTTTCACAATCTCGATTGCCTTATTCAATGCATTGTTCCATACATTAACAAGGATGAACCCTTCCCCCGGCTTATGCATCAAAAATTCTTTCTTAATATGTTCCACAACCGCATCTACATCGTAGGCGGTAGGTTGTGCATCAATCAATGATGCAATCCGCAGAAAATCTAAGCAGTCCATATCACCGTTTTCCAATATCGCCTTTTCTAAATCTGCTTTTAATTTATCCGATTCAATCAATCTTCCCATCGTTCACCCTCCTGTTCCACATTTTTGTTGCTTTTGCTTTAGCATCTTCAAATTCGTCCATAACATCAGGTGCTGTATCTCTTACAAAAAACATTTTCGTTCTTGCTTCGCATTCAGTACATTCACAACAAATATCAATACCGAAACGAAATATTAATTTTGCTTTTCCACCGCAGAACGGGCATGGTTTCAATTCTTCACTCATTATTCACACCCCTTTTCTTTCAACGCATTGTATAAGCGCAAGTATATTTCAAAATCGTTCGGGTTCATCTTGTCCGCAAGGAAATCCAAGAAATCTTTATTCTGCAAGCATTTTTCTACTGTTCCGATTGCACGGTACTTCTGTATTTCTTCAAGCGCTTTGATTGCCAGCATTACAGCTTCCCTTCTGTCGCACTTCGATATATCACAAGATTCTATTGTGGCAGACAAATCATAGTCGCAATTGCATGGCTGTTTTAATACTTCTATTACTTCATTCTCCGTCATGTCTACATCTCCAACAGTTCCGGATTGTCAAATACGTTGCCGACAACTTCAACTTCACAACTGCTTAATTCATCAAAATTCATCATCGAACAGCTGTATTGCTGATATTCAAAACAAGCCTTATTCTGTTCCCACGAAATCACGTAGTCTTCTTTTGTGCAATCACAATAACTAACAATATCATTCTCCCAAATCAGATTACCGTTCTTGTCCTTAAGTCCGGTGCACTGGCAGATGGTAGACGGGTCGACTTCAATAGCATATATTTCGGAAGTCCACATATTTTCTTCTAAATAATGAGTTCTTAATAAATTTTCAGTATCATTTATCAGAATTACCGTTTTTCCTTCGATTTCAAACGGTACTCCTTGTACCCATTCTCCGTTATCCTTGCGTTTTGCCTTGGATAAATATCTATCCTGCATCCTCATTCCTCGCTTTCTTTCTGTAACCATGCCAACGTACAATCCTTACAATCATGGATAAAATCGCATACCTTGTCACTTCCAGTAAATTCCGCAGGACACATAATAGCCATTGCTAGCTCCTCGTCCGTCATGCTCCTGATCCGGTCTGCGTTGGTCATGGGTATGTAATCCTCGCAGTCTCTTTCTATATCCTCATGCGGATTGTCATTTATATATGCACACCACTTAAATGATTCATCTCTACAGTCGTACATGGTATGCAGATGTTTGCAATTCTTACACTTTGCCATCATTTTCCCTCACTTTCCCGGTACGGCTCCGGCAGTGGCATCCAGGCTGTAACCTCGATATCAGCATCAACAGCGTCTTTTTCATATCTTTCTCCGTATTCCTTGAGATAATCTTCACATACTACCGAATACCAGTACCATTTCCCCTTGTAGCAGATACCAGTTGCTGTAAACGGTACATCTTTAATGCTTGCATAATAAGGAACCGGATTGTGGTTTACCCATGTGATATTGACAGGAACACAATCTTCCGGCAGTCTCTCACTCACTGGAATCCACACCGGCTGATTCTGCAAGGCGGTGATTGCCATTTGTAATGCATCCTCACAGCAATGATCCACTCCTGTTTGTCCATACAAAGGACATTCTTCACAAACCTCTGAGTACCGTTCACTCTGAGCCTTTAAGCAGTAAATAGTTTCTTCTCTCTTCATTCTGCACCTTCCATTTCTGCCAGCTTGGCTTCGGCTTCTGTCAGCCTGCTCCTCGGCATCCTCATAGGCGGACAACTTGTCAACAGCTTCACCCTCAAATCTATTCCCTGTTTCATTGTTAAAAACCATTGTTATGTGACCTGATTTTACAATGTTCTTGCCGTTATACTTTTCTGTCAGTCTCTCCATCCTTGCTCCTTTCCTTGATCCTCGGTCTCTCTGCAAATTGAGGATAACTACATTCATATGTAATATGATTCCAGTGGTCAAAATGCTCCACGATAGAACTGTTTTGCATACTGTATAATTCATTCTCGCTATGAAATCCTCTGCTCACGATTTTGCACTCCTTTTCCCGTGTGTACTTGCGATTCTGTATACATTGCAAAGTTCTTTATAATATATTTCCTGTGCATGGATATGATTATCCACACGGTCAAGTTCCGTCTCACACCACTTGGCAAATTCTTCTGTGGATAACGGTGTCTCTGAAGTATCGAATTTCTCACTGTTATCAATCACAAAACTCACCATATCAACCGGAATGTGGTTCAAATCCGCAAGAATCTGAATCTGTTTGTCCTTGTCCTCCGCTTTTTCATAATTTTCCAACAATTCATAACCTGTCATCTGCATTTATATCACCTCTTATCAAGTTTGATTTCATTGTCGTAGCAACGTTTCTTTGGATTTCCCTCTACGGGAGAAATCATCTTTTTAGGGTCTGTGGTGTATGCTCCGTTTAGCTTTACACCTATTTTGCTTTTTTCATCCACGTAGCACGATGGCTTGTAACGATCCGGTGGAATGTAGTTGTGAATGCGCCAGTGTTTCACCAGTACAACACCACTGTCGAAAGATAAAAGGAATCTGCTGTCTATCAGTATATTCAAATCATCATCAGAAGCTCCGCACATCCTTATAATTTTCCGTGGATTATTCACAAATCCGTCATCATCAGCGTTCATACAGATATGGAAATAAAGCATTTGAGCCGTAGCAGGAATATCTAAAAAAGCATCACTCTCAATTATTTTTGAACTGAACATTCGTTTTTCTGCCATTTAGAACTCCTTACTCAAAAATAGGCTTCTCTATATAGATTCCAGTGTTTTCCACCAGTTCTTTCCACAAGTCCATGAAATCTTTTCCATTGCATTTGTCTCCTGCTTTGTCCATATGGTCTGAAAACTTATCCTTGAAATTCGTCAGCTTCTTCTTACCGAATCCATCTTCCATAAGAATTACCATTCCATATAGGATGTACCTGGTGGACAAATCATTGATTCTGTTATTGCACCGTACCTGTTCCCGGATGCAGTTCTGTGCTACTGCCGACTTGTAATGTGGATAATCATCTTCGGTAAATTCCTTGTACTCAATCGTCCAGTCTGCAAAATCGTTAAGCTTGCCCTGTAACTCCGTATAAGGCTCATTCTCGTACTTTTCGTTATACTCGGTGAATTTACCGCAGAAGTCGGAAAGTTTCGTCTGTGAGTACTTGTAGTCTTTCCACAAGGTATAGCAGAACAGTGTCAGTATTCCGGTGAATGGACTTCTCTCCGCAGACTGTCTCAAAAGTTCTGTCTGCCGCATGATTTTCAAAATTTCCTGCGGATTGTCATATCGTTTTGGCATTTTATGTATCACCTCTTTTCAAGTTCTGGCTCTTTCCTTTTGCAATGAGTAGCACCAAATTCTGATTTTCCTACATATTCGTAGCAATCAACACATTTCCATCTACCACTTTTATACGGTTTGTGAGTACGTCCGTTGATTGAGTGCATTGTGTTTGGGTACTCATTCCAACAGCTACAATCGTAATTTTTTTCACTCATGTAATCTTCTCAAATTTCTTTAACAGGCATTTCTCACACAACTGGATGCCCTCAAAATCGTAAACTTCCTCAACTTCATCATCGCATTCGTCACAGTACAGATGCTTCACATGGCGGTTAGGACAAGCAGAGCCAAGGCAAGGATAACTTTCAGTGGCACATCCGTAGCATTCATCTTCGTATTTAACCATCACTGCTGCCATCCTTTTCTCCATGCAAAAGTTCCATAAACTTTGCAAACTGTTTCTGTGACACGGAATTGTTCTGTTTCTCCGGCTTAAGGCTGATAACCAAATGTTTGTCAGCTATGTTCGCCAGTTCCCTTGCAAGGTTGATTCTGCCTTGCTTAATGCCGTCACGGTAGCCTTTAGGCGGTTTGTAATCTGCAATTTGTTTCTTTCCCTCACCTTGGCTACCGCTCGTTTTGTTCCTAAGCTGATAACCACCGTCAGCATACTTCTTTATCCAGTATTGCTCCCACTTATCTAACTCTTCATCCGGATAGTGCATAAAACCGATTTTCCAACCATAGATGTTGTCCGTGGAATACAGTCCATGACTTTTGATTGACAGATCTATGTGCTGATAGCCTTTAAGGTGTCCGGCAAGCCTTGAAAGCAGATTGACCGCTTGCCCGATATAGGCATATCGAAAACCGTCCTCGTCTGTCCTTGTCAAAAAATAGATTCCGCTTTTTTCATCCACATAAGGATTGATAGCCAGTATTCGCTCACGGTTCTTTTTCTCAATGGCTTTTGCCTTTACTACATTCTTGCAATTAGCCAACCACTTCACCGCCTTTCAAATGGAATCAAATATCCGTCCGGCAAAGCATTTATAATATTTCTCAATGCCCCATATCCTGTCTTTTGCATATTGACTAAAGAATTGTTTTGACAGGTATTCAGTTCGGATATGTTTGAATCAATGCTCTGCATTATTTCACTTCTTAATTTTGGTGTAAGTGGTCTATAAAATGTGTCAGCCATTCGCACCACCATTTCTGTACTTTTCCAGTTCTGCAATCATGGTATCTCTGCGAATATCTCCACTCTCATGCCACTCTACCGCATGGAAAACACCGTTAAGATTCTCGCTCAAAACCTCAATTCTGATACTTGCCGACTGGATATACTCAATCAACCGCTGTGTATCTCGTGCTATGTCCTCGTAACCGTATTCCTGTAAGTGCTGCACCATTTTTTCAAGGTTTGCAATGCTTGAACTATTCATCAGTTCCGTCACATCTTTGTAGCACAAATAACCAAAACTTCCACCACTCAAAACGGACACTCCTTTCCATTCCTCAAAATCCATTCCTTACCGCCCTGTGCAACGTCCACATGAGCCATAGGAGCAATCTTTTTGACCTCTGCGACACATTCATCAGCATCGGTTGTATCACCGCCCAAATGACACAATATGATGTTTTGCAAGGCATCTGATTTGTTCGCTTCGACAATTCCTTTGCAAGTCTCCAGTTCGCAGTGACCTTTGACCTTGTGAACGTAATTAGGTGCATCCATGTCAACATATTTCTTCTGATAGTTGCACTCGATCAGCATATGGTCTAACCGCTGTTTTTTGAACACATACGGGCAATATTCAAGGTCTGTCAGATACAGAAGTTTCTGACCTTCAAACATAATCAAAAATCCGTAGTTCTCTGTGCCGTTGTGTGGCACTTGAAAGCAGAATATGTGGAATTTTCCCATATGTGTTTCACGTTCTGAGTGGTCTAACTGCGGTTTCCACACCTTTATTCCCATGTGTTCAAGGTCTGATACGGATAATGAGTGGTCTTTGTGCGCATGGGTGCATATCGCACCCACAACACACTTAACATTCCAGTTAAGACCACGTTTTATGTCCATGATAGGAAGTCCTGCATCCAGTAAAAGTGTTTCACCGTTATCTGCCGTTAGAAGATAGCAGTTACCGGAAGAACCGGAGCCTAAACATTTTAGCTTCATGTTTCTACCTCAATTTCGTCATCTTTTGGAAACTGAAATATGCAGTTATTTACATATTCAACTTTTGATGGCTCATTGTTCATGGTTTGAACTATAATTCCACTATTTTCCAATTTTTCAAACTGTTTTACCACATCTTCTGCAATTTCAACATTTTGGAAAAGAATCGGCATACTAACGTATGCTTCTCTAAGCATTTCCATAGCTTTCTTTGCTTTTTCTTTGGAACTGTATTCAGCCATTTTTGTTCCCATTGCTGTCGAAGAGTTGTGGCAAAAGATAGCTGCGTGTTCAACATTCTCATATTTCCCGACTGCCATGCTCAAAGAACTGATTTCATACGGTACATCAATTGTTCCATCCTGCGATATAATTCTCATGGTGTCCTCCTACTTAAAGCAATCCGGTGTCTCTGCGCTGGCGATGTCCGTCTCTGCGGTCTGCGGTACTTCCTCAAATGTTGCGTCAGGAAACTCGATAGTGTTTGCATTTGCCTGTACCTCTTCTACCACAACTTTTTCCACATCAAGTTTCACATCGGAAACATCAGGAAATTCTTCCTGCGCATACAAACCTTGGAATTTATCCGGAAAAGCTTCTCTTAATGCCTGTACAACAGCAACTTTTCTTATCATTGTTGCAGGCTTTTTAGACCATTGACTGTTGATTGTTCCATCTTTTTTTCTTCCAACATATTCATCGAAAGATACTGACTGGTACTCCGGTGTTTCTCTTCCTTTTATAAACACTTTAGCCCAACCTCCTACAATAGATTCGTCCTTAAGGACAAAAGCTCCTTCTCTTTCTTCCACGGAACCATCTTTCTTCTGAACAATAATTCCTGCTTTTTTTCCTGCATAATTCGGATTTGCATCTGCTCTTTTTGTAAAAACATCTTTTCCGGTAACAATCGTAGCAGGATCATTGTTTCCAAACTTAATGAGGTATGCTTCTTTCAAAAAAGGATTAAGATGCTGATATCTGCAAAGAGACATAAACATCATTACTTCCTGATCCGATACGTTTCCACCACCACTTACAAGGTACTTTCTTACCGTTGTTGGGGAAATTTTTACAATTTCCCCATTTGATTCGTATTCCACAATTCCTGTGTTTTCCTGCTTCTTTTCTTCTGCCATACCTAATACCTACCTTTCTACCTTTTTGATGCCGTCAATTTTGATGATGAATACCTGGCTTGTTTTTGGATTCTGAATCAGTGCAAGAGGTTTACATTCGCCGTGCACGTCATCATGATTTGCAATGTTCAAAACCTTTGCAACCATCCCATCTTCAACAGAAACTCCCTTAACAAAATTTTGCCTATAACTTCCAAGTCCACTCCATGTATTGTATTTTGAATAGCAACCACCTCTTTGTGTTACCTCTACCATGTCACCGACATGGATTTCGCTGTCATCCTCTTTCTGCGCTTTCTCTTCCGGTTTGTAGTTTTCAAGGACAACGTACTCTTTGTGCCATAAACCAACATTTTCATCAGATTTTTTGCAAATACATCCTAATGCCGTAACGCAATTTACTTTGAAAATATATCCGTTTTTATAAGGAATCAAACAAGGCTTCGCATCCACAATTTTGATGTACTCACCGACTTTAGCTTTTCTCTTTACCTCACGGACACCATCATCAGGCTTTACATCTTCGCCCATAAGCCGACTAAAAGCCAGTTTTGCACCTACACGGAAATCAAATTCATCAGCCGGATTGCACTTGGCTTCTGCTTTCTCGCCAGTGGTCTTGTCAAGTGCAACTACTTTGTTGTCGTTGCGGTAGATGACAATGGTTTCGTCCTTTATTATTTCTAAGTCTTCTTTTTCAAAAT